ATAAATTATGGAGTAAAGAGCACTGCTATCGTATCACCCCAGTCACCAATTAATTCAATCATGAAAACACAATCCTCCATCAATTCCACATTTAAGCAACAATTATCAAAACAAAGTCTCTTCCCCTCAACTAAAGCATCAGCACGAAAGATCAACCGAATCCTCACACAAAAATTAGATAAGACTTATCAGTCTAAATCTAATCTTTCCATCATTACATCTCTCTCTAATTGAAGAATGAAAACATTCTACATCTCTGACGGTAAGACTTACCGCAATCGCAAAATGCAAAAACTTGCACTCACTCGCTCTGATAAAGTATATCTCCTTAAAACTACTAATTACAAAGATAGCATTTGGATATTCTTCACACCATTGCATAGATCAATTCCTGATGTATCAATGATCTCCTCATCTTCATCAGTTAAATATCCCTTATTGATTCCCGCACAATGAAATTGACATTAAACTCATCAACTGATATACTGATCAAACATACATAATTCACACTGCAATTACATCATGTCATCAGACATCTTCACTCAATCACTATCTGACACCCTAGAGGATAAAATTCAGCGTGAGCATTATGGTTTATTCCCTTCCGCTGTTTCTAAAGTGTCAGTGCCAAATCATGATGATTTCAAACAACAAATCTTAGAATGGATGTCAACTGAAGATCTACAACTTAAAACAGATCGTAACGCTATCTCTCATAACGTTGCTCAAGTTGGTCCTAACAATAAACTCATTAATGATCTCCCTATTATTCACAAACTCCTCGTTGATTCAGTAAACTGGACAAACGACAATACTCTTAAATACGATGCAATTTTCGCTATTCAAGATTCATACCTAGAGATACACAACAAGGATGCAATCTATGCTCCTCATGAGCATTCAAACTGCCTCTACTCTCTCACCTATCTTATTAACTACGATCACACATTACACTCGCCAGTTAAATTTAGACGTAACGTACAATCATCACATTATCCCGTCATTCAACTTCGCTCCACTGATATGACCCCATACAATATGACTGAATGTACATTCGATATGTCTGAAGGAGATATTATCATCTATCCATCACACATCACCCATGGATATGATACTAACCCTAATGATCAACGTATCACCCTCACTGCTAACTTTGTCCCACAATAGATACTTTTCCACAACCTTTTCCACAGTTTCCGCATATCCTGGGGAGATTAAAAATGCCTTTATAAATATACCTCCGAGAATTATATCTACGGAGTTATAGTTACCTTAGACCGTAGCACAAGAGGATTTTTTTGACAACATCTCCCAGGACACTACACAAACCCTCACAGACCAGTTGACAATAGTGCCAAAATGTGGCATTATTACTAGGTAATCAACTCACCCTACTTCCATCATCTAACTAACAATGGGACGCACCTATAAGCGCAACGATTTGCATAACTCACGACGACCCAAATCCATTAGGGAGAAGCGTCAGCAATTCGGCAAGAATAAGCGAGACTACAGTGATACCTATGAGGACAACTTTTCCACAGGTAAGTATCAACAACGCAACATGAGTAGTGATCACAATCAAGAGGAATCTAACTGATGAATGAGATTGACAATGATTGGATTGATGACATGCTAGAGGATGATATCCCCGAGTATGATGACCTAACTACCGAAACACTCGCTGACACCTATTCTGGAGATTACGAATGAAAACTATCACTCTCACCACCACTCCTCCCGTTGATGTTAAACTATGGGACAAGGGTAGGAAGTACTTTTGGGCATACGATTATGACGGTTGTCCTAAGTATGGTCCATTCAAATCACGAGAGCAAGCAATCAATGATGCACGACAGTATTCGGAGGCACAATGACATCCTACGGAGCAAAGATTGCATCTATTCCACAACAACTAGAAATACTCTTAGATCTATATGATGAGGGTCATTTACCACCAGATGAGCAAGTCAAACTAGCACAGAGTTTAATAGACTTAGATCTAGATGATTACCTCACACAGTATCAACCACTATGTGATTATTTCATCGCTGAGGGTATGTGCTATGATGTAGAGGTAGGTGACACTGAGAGCAGTTAATTCATGCGTGTTATGTGTTACCGCGAAGCGGGTATATTAAAAACGCCTACTTCCCTAACCTACAAAAGTATCACATCGACTTCGAGATATCTCGACTGAAATCAAATGAAACTTCGGGTCCCCCCCTCTGAAAAAAAATTCCCAGGTTACAAAACTGCTCCCCAGGTTTACACAACGACCTCGTGGGAGCAGTTATCATATATTGCCATAACCCTCTCAGAGACGCTCAGGATCGCCTGTAAGGCGGGTATACTGAGAGTCATGAGTGTTTCTAGGCAAACCCTCTTATATCCTTTCAAAGTATTTAAAACACTACATACTCGTGTAGACCGAAATAGTGTTATGAGTAAGAGGTATGTACTTGATGTAGAGGTAGATGAGCATGGGGAATGTTTTATCACACTCCCTGATGAGTTACTGGATGAGATGGGATGGGCAGAGGGGACTGAGTTAGATTGGTCCGAGGATATCGACGGTGCTGTAATTCTTAGAAAAGCAGAGTCGTAAAAAAATCGCGAAGCAAAAAACGGCGTTTAACTATGAGTGAAGATCAGCAACCCCAAAGTTTTAATTCCATGGAGGAATATGTCAATTGGGGATTTGAGAATTTAAGTAAGGCAATTGTACAATTGACCGAGCGTGTAACACGATTGGAGCAAGCAGTGCAAAAAATTCCGCCTCCTGGTCCTGACATGATCAAGTATAAGATTCCAGAGACAGAGCATTACTCTAATCTCAAAGAGTTACTTGATAATATCTACGATCGTATTGGGACTTTAGAGGGAGAGCGTGATTGCACGAAAGACCGTCTAAATAAACTGGAAGATAGTTAATCATGTAAATGGTCGCGTACATCATTGAAACAGCAAGAAGTTTCCCCAACCCATTGAGTGGTGCAGGGTTTACTAAAAAATGGGAGCGACCAGCATCCAGTAAGTATGAAAATGGTGATTATAATCTAGGTACTGGCACAGACTATTACATTACGTTTGAGTCTGGTGGTCCTGGTAGTATGCCATTGGGCAAGGACGAAGTACATTATATTGGTGATCAAGATCCTGGTTGTGTAGAAGGTTGCGCTACCAAGGGACCTGTGTATCGTTTCTTGCGTGGTGAGAAGCGTGATCACAGATATTCCAATAACCCTAGTATCACTGATAGGGATATGGGGTGTGAGAATGAAAACTGGAAAGAAGTTGCAGATGGATACAACAAAGAGCCACGGAGTGGTGGACCTGTATTCCATACTCTGCACAACAGAGGTCCTCAAGACGATGATAATAACTATATCTCTGGTGCAGAGCCATTAAAGGTATGGTTTTCATATTGGCCTGATGACTGTATGCTCACCTTTGGTGATAATTCAGATCCTAGTGACTATGGTGGTAATGTTGGTTGCGGTCAAGGTAAGTACTATGAATGCTATACCTTAGGATATGCCTTTGGTAGTTACAACGATGCCTTAGACTGGGCAGGATCAGAGCAGGCAGATAATATCTTTCCTCTTTATCACTATCGCTACGGTAGCATGAATGCTAGTAGTGGTATAGACATTGATAACTTCTATACTATTAGACCAGAGGATGAAGTAAACCTAGAGACAGGTAACAGTGGTGGTGATGGACCTGCAGATTGTAAGGATCCTCGTGGTGAAGAATATGATTATCAGGGTATCTTGTGTTGGGTATTTGGATCAAATCCTGGTGACGCCCCTAGGCAGGTTATTAGAGACGTTGCTAAGATTGGTCCCACGGGTCAGTGTGTAGATAAGACTGCTTGGTATAACTATCAGACAGGTGATGGTTATGACTGTGTTTTCAGTTGGAGAGTTTATAACAGAGGTGGTAATCCTTGTTTCAACCAGGCACTACGAAAATATGATATCTTTGGTGAGATGGATCCTGGAGCACCTAATGTTGCGTCATGGGGTCATGAGCCAGAAGGTGGCGTCAGTATTGCCAATGAGCAAGCAAACTTTGAATGGTTGTATGGACTGAATGCGTCTATCAAAGCAGCAGTGCCAAAATTCCTTGGATTTGAAGACTCTTATGATTCTCAATTCCTGTATTATCTCTATGATACGAGTACTCCATTCAATGGACCAGTCTTTGGTATCCAATATCGACTGAATGACAAACCATGTTGCCCCAATACGACATGCACTACGGATGATACATCGGGTGGTGGTGCTGGTGGGACCAGGCAATCACCATGTTGCAAAGCAAACTACCATAACTATTCGCATTTCTATCAAATTCGCGACGATTCTTGGGAAACTACGCGGACTAAGATCAAATTAACCAACAAATCTAGCAAAGGTATCAACGAATCCTTCTGGACATTCGATACTACGACCCCTAGAATCCTTTTCCGTTACCTAACACGGGACGGAGACTTCAATAGAGGGGAGAAAATTAACGGTTGGGATATCGTTAGTGTGTTTTACTTCGGTGATGAGCTCAAATGTGGCATGATGGAGCTCATGGGCGATGGAAGTGACTTCGATTATGAGGAAGAATTCGAGTCAGATGATGGTGCTCGGATGAAAGTACTCTCTGGACCAGGCATTGGCGACAAATGTGCCTTTGCTGGAGTGTATGAATTCCCCAAAAAGGTGTCATATTACAAAGTTGAGCTCTCTCCAAGAGCACTTGTCCCCAATCGCACACTCGATGCAGCGATAATCAAGGCTTTGGTTGATGATGAAGGCGCAGTTTATGACGTTGAGATCATCAATAATGGTCGTGGATACCATGATGGTAGTGAAGTAAGAGCTCCAGACGGTAGTACATCACGTCCAAAGGCACAAATTAGTGTAGTTTGTCCCAGAGTGATGGAGGATTTCAGTGCAACTGATGTTACTGAGCACCTAGAAGACCTCATTAAGGAGGATTCTTCTATAGAAGAGGCAATTGGATTCACAGAAACACTCAATACAGGTGATGATCCAGCGCGAGATGTGCAGATTGCAGCTGGTGCTATCAGTGGTGCTGTCGATTATCCCATCAATCATGATGAAACTAAGTTTAAGCTCCGCACTGCGAAGCTAGAGATCTCTAAATTTGATGCAAATGGTGGTATTGATGAGGTTAGAATCATCGATGGTGGTGCAGGATACTCCAGAAAGCAACCTCCACAGGTGTTTGTGAGTGATCCAGAGTTTATTGAATACACTGGACCTGATAAAGGTGAGGAAGAATTGGTAAAAACCTCTCAAAATATCTCAGATGCATTCCAATATACCCAACCTACAGCGCAAGGGGCACGGTATGGCACCTATCAACCACCCAAATTTGGGTCTGGTATCAATGCAACAGGTACTTTTACCACATCTGAGTTTGATACTGGCGGTAGAAACTTTGAAAATGCGTTTTCTGACGAGTCTGCTGCCAATGGTGCCGCAGGTTTTGCCAGTATGAATATGGCACAGATCGCAAAACTAGGTATTGACTCAATCAAAGAGCCCCAAAGAGCGTTTGCACCTGATAGTTACATCAGAATCGCGCAAGTTGATGAGAATAATGAGACAAAATTGTGCTTTGATCTCCCTCCAAACTGTTTAGAAGTGACTGGAAGAGGAAATATCCTCGACGCATTGCCCAAAGAGGACTTTTTTAGCGAAATTTCCAAGATCAATGAGCCAATTCGGGACTATGAGGCGCAAATTATGCCTGAATTGTACAAAGCAGCGGCTCAAGTTGACCAATATCAAGAAACAACATCGCATGTTTACGGTGGATTCAACAAACAGAGGTGTATTTCGATGGGTCAACCCGATATTATCAGTATTGGGCGCTGGTTTGACATGCCTTGTGCTTATATGAGCACTACTGAGGCGGGATCTACGATTTTGGACGAGATTCAAGCGAGTAGAAAGCTCACAAAAGAGCGTGCTTTCGGATATTTGCCTTACAAGTACTGTGCATCTGATGTACAAGAGGCAGAATTCGTTGTTGGCATCCAAGTTGAGGGTAGAACTACAGGATCTATGGGTGACGACTTCATGGATTTCTTAAGTGCCTTTCAAAAACCCAAATTGACCCCTTCCAGAAAACTTCCTGGAGGCAATTCTGGATATCGGACATGGGGATGCTCACGGGGTGGGTATAAAGGTCGCTGTTATCGTGATCCTAATGATGAAGATGACATCATTTATGTGCCAGTCGGGTTGGAAGAGAATACCTTTGACTATAACCGATCGGGTTATAGTGAAGGTGAGCAGTTTGGTCTTTGGTTATGTGATAATTTGACAAGTCACACCCCTGATGCTGGATCAACTACTTGGAGTTGGATTTACCAAACTACAGAAACTACAACTACTACAGACCCAGCGACTGGAGAATCCACAACTAGTACAACTACTACAGATAATCCAGATTCAGGTGATAGTGGACCATGGACATCATTCCAAGTTGATTGTCCTAATAACAACGTGCCTGTCCATGACTGCTGGGACAAGTATGTACGTGCCTCAGGAGCGCCCTCAGACGCCCCTCTGGACGTTTATTGTGGGTGGGATGTAAATGGCAACCCAATCCCTGGTAAACGCTTCTGGGAGATCACAGGACCTGGACCAGCAGCAGGTGGTGGATTTGCTTTTGAGGGAGCACACCAAGCACCAACAGGAGTATATAATCCATTCTGCAACGATTGCGCTAATAATGCTTCTAATCCTATCTTTGGAGGATTCCTGAGTTTCCTCATTCAACCAAGCGTAAATATTCCTCCATGTGTTGGTCTCGAATATGTTAGTGATGCATCTATTGCAATCGATCCCACTAGGATCGATGAGCCAAAAGGAGAAAACTATAAAGTTATGAATATAGGACCTATTAACGGTACTATGCGAGTTAGGAATTGGTTAACAGGATCGATTCAGGCACTAAGTAATGCCATAGACAACTATGGCAACCCATACTTCACCGAATGTGATGTTGCTCGTCCTGATGAAACCAGGCAAACAAAAATCAATGAGGACTTGTAATGGCATACGGATTTCTAAGACCAGTAGCACAATTGAATGGTATGCCTTGCTCTGGACATGGACTTTGTTTGCCTGCTACAATCCATTCCGAGCAGAAATGTAAAACACCACCAATCCCATATTCGATTTACATCAAAAACTTTACATGTTGGTGGCCACCTACTTCATTGATCCCCCTTCAGGCAGTTAATGTCAAAAGAGCGACAGTGCTTGTGAATGGTACACCGATTATGATTCATGGTGATGCATTTTCACCACATATTTCAGCATGTACAAATATCATTACTTATATGTGCCCATGTGGTAACAGCGTGTGTCCAGTACCAACACCTATCGAGTGTAGTCGGTTGACAAAAGAAGATCAAGGTGGGAAGGGGCATGAAAGAGTTGTACAAGCATCAACACTTACAACATATGCATTCAAAGTCCCTGTTGCTCGTATCTTGGATCCTCTTGGAGTGGGTTTCCCTGGATTTTCATATCCATGCTCCTCAGTGGTTGCATATGGGTCCCCAACTGTGCTAGCATCCTAAGGTCCCTTAAGGAGCAAAATGGCAACACGAAGCAAAGTCGGCATTTCAGGCACCAACTTTATGCCTGGTAAACCCAAGATCACCAGACAGGGGGCATCGAAGAATACTAAATATTCCGCAACCTCAAGAAACGGTAGTAAGAAGCGTTATCGTGGTCAGGGTCGATGAGACCCGAAACCCGTAAAGCGATGGAAATGCTTTGGTCTGCAACATGGAATCTTCCTAAGGCAGCAGACCACTGCAACCTCTCTCACAAAGAGATGAAGATCACCTTTAATGAGTATTGCAACTTCCATCCGCCAACATATCGTTATGAAGAAGGAAATTCTATTCATCTCTCAGGATCAGGAGATGGCAGCAATACAAAAGATGATCTACCAGATGCAAATGGCGGATCTGGATATCCATCCTGACAAAACCTGTTTTCTTTGTGTCTCACCAGACTACTCCAGTATTGTGACTCAGCATTTGAGTCATGCTTTGAGTATGGATGGTGAGATTTTTCATATTGAAGCAGTAAATGTACCTTTCCCAGATGAATCCGAAAAACCCTACAGAATCAACTTTGAGATTGATTACGCTGACTGGGTTTTGGACTGGGAGAATTTTGTGCTAATTGAAGCAGGTGTAATTCGCGGTGGTAACTATACATGGCTCACAAAATCCATGGAAAAGTATACTGATAAGAATTATTACTCAGTAGCACTCTACGAAAACGTTGGAAGCAAATTCAAATCAGATTTTGTTTCACATTATTATGACAATTCCAAGGAAGATTTACACTTCTGGTGGGAGCGTCCTAACAAGCATTGGGAATGCCCATAAATAAAATTACCATGTGGAGGAATCATCGTGGCTAACAGTCCAATACCTGACCAAAGTAAGGATTTCATCAAATCGGGTATGCGGCTAATAACCGACCCTAAAAGTGATAAATACCTTAACATGGCGGCGCGTGAGCGTCAGAATGATCCACCTAAGGATCAAAAATAAAAGGTTACTTCAATGGCATACAGATTTAGATCTGAAAAATACGTTAGTAGAGAGTTTAGGGACCTTGCGATCTCTTTCGCGTCAAACCCCTTTACTAAAGATTTTGGTGCTGTTAAGAATGAAAATGCAATCAAACAGTCTGTAAGGAATTTAGTACTTACAATGTTTGAGGAAAGACCTTTCCAACCTGACGTGGGGTCTGGCGTGAGAAAACTTTTGTTTGAAAATTGGGATCCTTTCACCCAAGATGCAATTAAGAATGAAATTGAGAATACTCTAGAAAGACTAGAAACTCGTATTGAAATTGAGAATATTGATTTGATTGATAATTCGGATTTGAATGAAATTCAAATCTCTTTGGAATATAAAATCGTCGGTCAAGCAATTACGCAAGAAGTTGAGTTCCTTCTAGAGAAGACTTAAAATGCCAGCAATTCCTTCACAATTAACATCTCTAGATTTCTTTGAAATCAAGGAATCTATTAGATCCTATCTCAGGACTCGTAAAGAATTTTCAGATTACGATTTTGAAGGATCTGCTGCATCTTATTTGCTAGACATTCTAGCATACAATACGTACTATACGGCATTTAACGCTAACATGGCGTTGAATGAAGCATTTCTAGAGACTGCAACAGTCAGAGACAATATTGTCCGTATTGCAAAGCAATTAAATTACACACCTCGCTCAGTTAAGTCAGCGAAGGCATGTGTGACACTTGATGTGACTGTACCTATTTCATTGAATGGTGTCAACTATCCTGAATATGCAACTCTAAAAAAAGGGGATGTATTTGTAGCATCGACATTTGCTGATTCATTTACCTTTGCAGTGACTAGAGATGTGCAGGTCCCTGTAGACTCCTCTACTGGCATTGCAACCTTTGATAACCTTGTGATGTATCAGGGCAACCTGCTTACCTATGAATATACCGTTGACTATACGAAAAAGCAGGACTTCATCATTCCAGATGAGAATGTAGACACTGATTTGATCTATGTTGACATTTCACCAAACCAACAGTCTGAAGAAATTGATACATATACCATTGCCAAGAATGTAACCGCCTTGGATGGTACATCTCGTATCTATTATCTGGAAGAAACTGATGATTTGAGATATAGAGTCATTTTTGGTGATGGTGTCATCGGACGTAAGTTGATCGACGGTGAATTTATTCGTATTTCTTACGTTTCCACTGTTGGTGAGGAAGCTAACGGTGCTAGCGACTTTGCATTTGTTGGAAGAGTCATTGATAGTGACGGACGCAACATTCCACCTAATAGAATTAAAGTTACCACGATGGAATCTGCCCAACAGGGCGAAAGTAGAGAAGATGCTCTCTCTATTAAGTATCGGGCACCTAGAGCATTCGCTACACAAAACCGTGCTGTCACTGAAGCTGACTATGAGCACATTGTGTCAGAAATCTTCCCTCAGGCAGCATCAGTTACTGCATATGGTGGAGAGAAGTTGTCTCCTCCTGTATATGGAAAGGTTTTTATTGCAGTACGTCCTAAGACGGGCAATAAGTTGAATGCAACTACTAAAAAAGCAATTCAACAGGATCTGGCACCTTATGTTGTGGCATCAGTGCAACCTGAAGTCATTGATCCCACCATTTACAATATTATTCCTAAAACCTATGCATATTATGATGGAAATTCGACTCCTAAGTCTGGTGCTCAGTTAGGATCGGATATTCTTAAGTCTGTCGATCAATATAATAAGGCAAATCAAAATAATCGCTTTGGTGGTCGTTTTGATACATCCAAATATGGATCTATGGTAGACAATACCGATGCATCTATTGCAGGTAGTGTTACTCAGGTCACTATTGGTCAAAATGTAGACGAATTTGCATTTGGACAAGTCTTTACTCAGTGTATTGACTTTGGCAACCCTTTACATGATCCTGGTAAGTACTCAGGCACTACTCCTGTCGGTGGCGGTAATGATGGTCGTTGCACAGAAGATAGAAATTGCCCTCCTGGACAAGTTTGTGTCAATGGTGTTTGTAAGACCCCTTGTGGAGACAGCAGCAGTTGTCCTGAAGGTTATGAGTGTGTTAATGGGTATTGCGAGCCTAGTGGTGGCACTGGTGATGATGACGGCACTGGTGGTGGTCCTGGCGGCGGAGGTGGCAGTTGTAAGCCTTCCTTCTCAGTGGTCAAATCTGGCACATTCTACGCTGATGGATACACTGACAATCTGGTAGATCTTGCATTGGCGACAGGTGGCAATACTGGTGCAACTAATGCAACTTCAGGTGTCCAAAGTCCTTTGCTGGCAGCAAACGCAACTGCACTCGCAGCAGTAACTGCTAACGTCCCCGTAAAAATCAGAGACGACGGGCAAGGCAATCTGATGCTAGTTACTGAGAGAGATGAAAGCGAAGTTATCTTGAATGAAAATGTTGGTAGTGTTGATTACAGCACTGGTGAAGTTTGTGTTGGTCCTATCAATATTGTAGGCACTCCAGACGACTCTACAAGAGTCCCCATCCAGGTGCTCCCCTATCCTGGATCTCTTATTATTCCTCCTGGTGTTGATCCTACAATCTTTAATCCTTCGGTCAATACAATCGATATTAACCGAGACCAAATCTCAATCCCCAACTTCGATCCCAACAACTTCGGTGGGTATAATTATGGTAATACAACGGGGATAAATATCATTGACTACCCCGATGATCCCTTCGATTATCCTGTTTCCACGTCCTGTTTCTGATTTCTGAGTAGATGTACAAAAAGAATATTGCCGTATCAGATAGAGTTGAGAATCAGCTTCCTGAGTTTATTAGGATGGAAGATCGTCAATTCGTTGACTTTCTTTTTGAGTACTACAAATCTCAAGAAAAAACTGGTCGTCCTTTTGACATTCTAAACAATCTTCTCAATTATCTTGACTTAGATAATTATGAATCGATCGAGCTTTCAAGTGAAACTAACCTGCTTGAAAATGTCGGCATCTATGACAATACAATTCGTGTAGAAGACATTGATGGTTTCCAGCCTACTGATGGCACCATCATGATTGATAATGAAATCATGTACTACGAGATGGTTACTCGTGGTCCTGATGCTATTATCACTCCTGGTATTTCTACAAGTCAGTTTGACAAAAAGAAACAGCAACTAGAGAATCCATTCCAATTATTTGATGGGACAAGACTTACTTTCCCACTGAGTTTCCTAGGCACTCCTGTAGCACCTCCTTCAGTATTTCACCTCATTGTAACAGTATACAATGAAACCCTAGTCCCCAATGTAGATTATTTCCTAGAGGGGGATCAGATTCGCTTTGATACTCCACCCAGAGAACGTACAGGGGCAGATGACTCTGCTTTCACTGAGATTGAATATCTAATCGGTTATGCAGATCAAGGCATCCTTACTATGGATGCTGTGCCTTTTGAGCAGTTTCAGGGTAAGAAACATTATCCTCTGAAGCAAGGCACTATTTCATACAACCCAACATCAGAGATTGGTCTGATCGTTAATAAGAATGGCAGGATCCTCCGACCATATGAGGAGTATACTGTATTCCAAGATCAAATTGTTTTTAACTTCCCTCTGGGTGCTGCTGATCAAATCAACGTTAGATCTGTTGAGTACATTGCTCCTCAATTTGGATCTGGTGCTGGTGGTGTTGTATCTGTAGATGATCAAGGACGTGTTGATCGCATCATCCCCAAAACTGGTGGTAATGGATATCGTCTTGATTTCTCCCCTAGAGTTACTATTGGTAGTACTCGTGGTAGCGGTGCAACTGCTAGGACACTGGTAAGTGGTATTAAGAATATTCAACTTATTGATGGTGGTCAAGGTTACACCTCCTACAACCCACCAATTCCTCAAGTTGCTGGTCCTTCCGATTCTAATGGCACCCAAGCAAGTCTGTCTCTAACTGTTAGTGATGAGACGGGACAGATTGATAGTATTACTATTGAAGACTCTGGTAGTGGATATGACTTCATTCCTGCTATTACATTCCTGAATCCTGGTGGTGCTACTATCAGCGATCCCACTATTGATAGTGAAGGTCGTCTGAATGTTGATAGTATTGCTGTAACATCTCCTGGAAACAGATATACCAATCCACCCACAGTTTATATCGATCCTGCTGGTGATGATGGTATCAATGCTCAAGCAGTTGCTCGTATTGATCAGAATGGTCAGGTATATGAAATCCAAGTCACTAATCGTGGTAGAGGATATACAACCCCACCTAGAGCAAGAATTATCGACCCCATTGGTGCTCAAGTACTTGATGTAACTGTTGCATCTGGTGCTGTCACTAACATTGAGATGTTGACAGGTGGTCAGGGTTATACTGATGCACCTTCTGTGTATATCGTTGACGATAGAAAGGATCCATATGGTGTTGCTATTGGCGGCACAGGTGCAACTGCAGTTGCAACTATCTTTAACGGCGAAATCACTGATATCAATATCACCGACTTTGGTGAGGGATATTCTAGTGAGTTTCCTCCCAAAATTTTCATTGCTACACCAAAAGCAGCAAGATCTTCAGTAACTGTAGGATTTAACGAAGTTACTGGTTATAAAATTATTGAAGGTGGCGAAGGTTATGCACCTTCAGCATTCCTTGGTGTAAGTAGAGGTGTGTCTGGTGCTGTTGGATATGACACTCTGCATAACGAAATTTATGCAGGAGAGGGACAATTACAACAATCCAATCACTTTAGTGGTGCAAAGGTAGTTAACATTGACGCACTTTTCGTTAAAGAAGTATTTGATAAGTTTAGAAGACAGTATCTACCTGGAATCAATTTAGATTACACTGCAATCAACCCTGTCCAGGTAATTAAAAATATTACCGATTTCTATACCTCTAAAGGTACAAAACTTGCCACACAGTATCTGTTTAAGATCATGTTTGGTGAGCAGGTGGATGTTTACTATCCCCGTGAAGAAATCATCTCACCATCGGCAGCTAATTGGGTTGTTGACACAATTCTGCGTGCAGAATTGATTTCTGGAGATCCTCTAGATCTTAAAGACTCCCAGTTGACTCAATATGCTGATGAAGTTGACTTGTCAGTAAAACCTGCAAGTGCTCTGATTGAAAACGTCATTACAATTATCGAAGGTAGTGATACTATCTACGAATTGGCAATTTCTGAAGAAACTCTTGCTGGCAACTTTATTATTCCTTACAAGACGACTCTAGTTGAGCCTTTGACTACAACTGGTCAGATTATTACCGTTGACTCTACGATTGGATGGCCAGAAAGAAACGGCACCATCATAATCAATGATGAGGAGCAAGTACAATATAAGGAGAAGTCACTTAACCAGTTTATTGAATGCACCAGGTCTAAGAATGGTTTTGTAGAAGACTGGGATCCTGGCACAAGAATTTTCTCAGACATTTTCGTTTATGCGAATAGAGGTCTGCCAAACGAATGTAAACTCAGAGTCCTTGGTATTGCTGAAGCAGGCACCACTGTCCTTGATGACACTGGGTCTTACTATCTGCAAGGTGACAAACTAAAAGTTGCTAAACTGGGATCTACTGCCGAAGATGAAAGACTGACTTCTTGGTTGTACAATGTTAAAAAACTGATCCAAGTCAATAGTGTTACTCCTGGTGGTGTTAACAACCAGACTGCAACTGTTGTTTGCGATAACCCTCATGGTCTATTGGTATCCGATCAGGTGACAATTTATGGTGCAAACCCCGTTGTTTATAACGGCACCTTTACTGTCACATCTCGTATTGACGAATTACAATTCTCATATCAGATCAATACCCCTACAGAAATTATCCCTGCTGGTAATATCCTGTTGTCGGTTGACCTGAATAGAGGCAAGTCGGACATCACATCTATCAATAAAGTTGTAAGTGAGTTTACTACAAACATTCAAAACTCCTTCTTTAACGATGATCACGTTTATGTTGCTGCTTCTGGTCTACCCAATTATAAGATTGGTCCTTTCACTGGCTCGGCGCTGATTCCTGGTAACCAGCGTAAACTACTTCGTTTCCCTAGACTCGTCCAAACGATTTCTGAGCGTCAAGATATCTCTGCAAACAGCTCGATTGGATCTTGGGTGAATGGTGTGTCTATTTGGGCATACAAGTCTAGAGAGTTTGTTAGATTTGGTCCTCTGACTGGTATTACTGTTACCAATAAAGGTCAAGACTATGATGCAGGTAGCAAGCCCACTCTTGAAATTACTGGTGGCGGTGGCACAGGTGCTGTCGGTGAAGTTGTTGTCAACGGCAGTTTGAGTGGATTTGAAGTTACTGCTGAAGGTAGCGGATATACCGAATCTCCTCTGGTCTCCATCGTTGGCGGTGGTGGTATTGGAGCAACTGCACAAGCTGTCGTAACTGGTGGTCGCGTCACCAGAATTCTGGTTGAGCAACCAGGCACAGGATATACTTCACAACCTAGCGTTTCTATTACTGGTGGTGGTGGCACAGGTGCTGAGGCAACTGCAAGTGTCCGTGGTCCTATTCAAAGCGTTTCACTGGTATCTAATGGCACTGGATATACTTCATTGCCCGCAGTTAGAGTCAACTCTGGCGAAGGTGCTCTGGCACAACCTATTGTGATCAATGGTCGTATTGTTTCTATTGCTATTATTAACTCTGGTAGGGGTTACACTACTGCACCAGAAGTTATTATCAATGGTGATGGTTTCGGTGCAATTGCAAAGGCAACCATTGGCACTATCGGTGAAGATAAAGGTCGTGTACTTAGTATTACGATTACAAACAGAGGTATTGGATATACTCAAGGTCAAACTACAGTCAGACTGCAATCTGTTGGTGAGTTTGCAACATTCTCCCCCGAAGTCTTTGAGTGGAATAAAAATCTCCAGTATGACCTCCAAAATAAATTTGATTTTGCAAGAGGATACGTCTTTACTGGTCTGAATAACCAGTTTGGTGGTGAATATGCTCACGTTAGCGATCCTAAAGAGCTTCGTTATGTGGTTGGCGATAACGTCTTCCTAAATCCTGTTACACAGCAATTCCAAGAAGTTGCATCTAACTTTGAGCACTCTCCTATTTTGGGTTGGGCGTTTGATGGTAACCCCATTTATGGTCCCTATGGTTACATTGACCCAACTGACCAAAACAGTGGTATCAGAAGACTACGTACATCCTATAAGTTAAAGGACAACGTTGTTTTTGATGCAGCAACTAATCCAAACCCTGCTCGTATTGATGGTCCCACAATTGATGACTATGCACCAGGTACATTTATTGATGACTATACCTATGACTTCCAGTCTGGTGATTTAGATAACTACAATGGGCGTTTCTGTAAGACTCCAGATTTCCCTGACGGCACATATGCATACTTTATTACTATTGATGCATCTGAAGCGGGTGTTGCAGAATTCCCATACATTATTGGACCTCAATTTAACTCTCTTCCTGACAATTGGAATTTTGCTCAGGGTGCAACTCAAGAGAATATCCCATCTAACGTTGTAAGATTCAGGGATCCATACGTTAACGTCGATATTGATATTGACCGTCAACCCAACCAAGAGTCCGATGTCCTGACGACTGAGATCGAAGGATATCCCATTATCTTTGAAATCCAAGATAGTAATAATGATGGTCTGATTGATGCTAATGAGCAACAAGAGATCCTTGAGATGTCCGAAGAGGCAACTCTGCAGATCTATGACTACTTCCCTCAAGTTTCTAAGGAGTCTAGAGTTGATATCGAAGTTGAGACAACTACTCAGTTTGAAGATGCTCAGATTGACGGTTTCGTTATTGAAAACCCAGGTAAGTCTTACCAGGTCAATGACATTGTATTCTTCGATGATGCTGATACTGGTGGTTTCGGTGCATCTGCACAGATTGAGTCTGTTAAGGGTCAAAACATCCAATCTTACAGTAAAGAGATCATTGGTGATCGCCCTTATGGTGTGATTGTTACTGATGCAGTACATGACCTTCGTCAGCAAGACGAAATCATTGTCAACTCCACTCCTGTTGTCGATAACACCAACAAAAACTATAAAGTAAAAGTTGTCTCTGGTGTCGAAAGAGTTAATGTCACTCAAGTTGGTATTGGTTATAACGAAGATATTCCTCCTACCTTTGAGTTGATTACTACTTCAGGACAAGATGGTCTTCTGGAGATTGTACTTGAAAATACTGGTCAAGTTAATAAAGTTAATATCATTAACTCTGGTAATGCTTATGATCCTGAGAATCCTCCTCAAATTCGTGTTTCCCATCCTCAGCAATTTAAGAAGACCCGTTATTGGTTGTCTGAATATGTTGAGGCGACTGGTACAGTTACTGTCTATGACATCAAATCTACTTCAGATCGCTATACCTATATTTGTGGAAGCATCGAGGAAGTTGATGAAGATAGAATGGGATTCCTCGCCAAGTTTGATGACCTTGGACAACTGATTTGGGAAAGGACTCTTATTCCTACCAATCCTAATCAGAAGCGTGCCGAATTCCTTAGAATGGCTATTGATGAGTCATTAGAAAACGACCGAATTTATGTTACTGGCCAAACATTTGATCCTGACAACGCAGTCTACAACCCAGATGTCTGGTTGGGACTTTACGAGTCTGGTTTCAATAATGCCAACTCCCCTGACGGCATTCTGCTCTGGCAGAAGTCTATTGCAGGTATCTCTGGTAGTACTAGAAGAGACTATGTAACTTCTATTGCACTGGATCAAGATAAGCGTATCTATCTCTGTGGTTATACCGATACCAACTCTCCAGATCCTCAAGATATGTGGATTATCCAGTGTGGTATTGATGGAGACCTTGTAGAGAAGCGTAAGGTTGCATCTGAAGATGGATCTGAAAAAATGCAGCAGATCATGTGGATCTCTGATGACAGATTCTTCTTTGTTGGTGTCAACGAAGAGAATGATGACTGCATCTTTGGTGAATTTATCTATGATGGTGCAAATATTGAGATGGATTGGATTCGTCAAATGCCTACTATTGGTGGACGAGTCGAAAATCCAAGATTTACCATGGATGAGTATGGTGCAATCATTCTAGTGTGGGATATCTTCAATTCGGCACTTGCTAAGAATGATAAAGTACAAATCAACAAATTCCTCAGAGCATCTGCAAATACTGAGTGGGAATGGGCAAAAACTATTAGTGTTTCTGGCGACTTCCTGTCTATTAACCATGCAAACATCAGTGTAGACGTATTTGGCAACTATAATCTGGTAACTGATATCATCGAGAGTGAGAATCAAAGATATTCAGTTATTTCATATCTTAAGTATGATGGCACTCTTCTAAAGCAGACTAAAGTTGATGATCCTGGAAATATTGGTTTCCAGGCAGCAAATCATACAGTTGATAACTCTGGTGACTGCCATATCCTTGCCAATCGTCAACAGTGCGATCAAATCATCTCTCTACGCTTTGACAACTCGGCAAACTTGCAAGAAGATACAACTAAGCAAGAGTTGGGCACATATCAGTACTTTGATATCAATGAGACCCTGTATGACCCTGCTGTTTATAAGTTTGGATCTGGATCTCTGAAGATTCAGGACGTTGCACCTATCTCTATTACCGATTTAGGTCTTACTCCTACTTCTTGGAGTATTAGAGCATGGATGTCGATGAATACTACTGTATATGGCACTAATCATCAACCTACATTCTTTGATGTTACTGATAGCACCAATACTAACAGTATCCGTATGGATATTGATGGTGATGCAACATCTCCTGACTATGAGAAGGTAAAAATCTACCTGAATGGATCTCAGGTTGCATCTTCAACAACTACAACTAACTGGACTGCATTTGCTAGTGCAACATGGGTCCATGTGACATTCCAGAAGCGTCAAGAGTCCCTTGGTCTTTACAGATATGAAGTCTTCATCAATGGAAACGTCCAAGCACAATTCCAAAGCACGACGGACGTTGCATTAGATGATATTACCATTGGTGGTCCTCAAAGTACTCCTACTACTGCCAATTCTTTCCGTGGCAACATCGATGATATCGTTGTTGATGATATTGCACCTTATGAAAACTCTTATTCAATTCCAAGTGCATATATCCCAGTAACCACTTCAAACTCTGACTCATTTATTGTTAAGTTTGACAGAGTGCATACTCAGAGAGCAGCATACACCTTTACTGGTCTCACCAAGAATAATAATCTCACATTTACTGAGATTACAACTGATATCATTTGGAATACAGTAATTATTCCAGCAATGCAAGCGTGGGAAGAAGGTCCTGGTGGTCTGCAAATTCTGGACATGTCTCAGACACAGGCACAGTTGATTCCTGGCACTGTTGCCACAACATCTGCATATTTCCAGTATGCATCTAAGACTTCCACCATTCCATCACCTCGTGGTCAACGAGTGCTTCTGGAAGCAGACGTGGTGCCCAAATTCTATCTCCGTGACGCACTTTATAATAAGGTTGATAACGTCCAAGAGATTGTATTCACTCAACCCGTCAAACTGACGAAGTACACTATTCTTCAGCAATTTAATGCTGTAGGCACTACAACTGCTTTTGGCACAATTGTCGAATGTCCTGCAGGGACTCTGTTGGAGCCTGGTCTTGGCACAACTTATAAAGTTGGTAAGATCTTTGGCACATTCAACAGCACTGATAGATTCAGGACTACTGCTGGCGATGTTAACCAGATTCTGGGAGAATACTTCCAAAGCGAAGAAGAAGAGAATCCTTGGGAAGCTTCTGTAGCATACAATGCTGGAGATCGCGTTTATAATAACAAGCGTATCTATGAAGCACAAGGTGCTGGTACATCTGGTGCAATTCCCCCCACACATAATGCAGGTGTGGTGAGTGATGGTGTTATCAACTGGTCGTTTATTGACGATGCTGGTAAGTTTACCATTGATCTGACAGAGCATCCTTATCCAAGACCTCAATATATTGGTCTTGACATGCCTGAGCACACTCCTGGCATTCTATATGCTGCTGGTCAGCGTGTATGGTGGAAACTTAACGTGTATGAAGTTGCAGTTGGTGGAGGTGGTGTTGCAGGTACAACACATCCAACTCATACCACTGGAGATGCATCTGACGGTCACGTTACCTGGACATTCATCGAGACTCGTGAGTCAATTAGTCTCTACTCTCGTTTGATGCCTTTCAATCTGGGCGATAACTATCAAATTCAGATTCTTGAGACACATCCTGGATCTTCTTTCATTCCCAATGACGTTATCAGCGTTACTGGAGATTATATTAGCTTGGCAGAAGATGAAAAGTCTGTTGGGATCTCTGGTCTGGCATCGGTTAAGAAGATTCGTGTTACAGCACGTCTTGAAAAAGATATAATCAGATCTTCCCAGAGTAGGACTGATCTGGTGTATTGTACTTCCAATAGTCAGCACTTCTATAACGAAAATGATATTATCTTCACTGAAGGATTCCAAGGTGATCAATATAATGGATCATTCTTCGTTGATAAGGTTATTGGGTCTAGAGAGTTTACATTTAAGATCAGATCGACAGCAGTCTCCGATCCTGCATTCTCACAGAATGCTATCAATAATGTAAACATCTACGCTAAGCATCCTACTCTTCTGTTTACTAGAAATCACCAGTACAACTTCGATGTATCTGATGTTTCTAACTTTGGTTACTATTTGTCATTCTCTCAGGACAATCAGTACAAATTGGAGTATTCCTTCAATAATATTGTTAGAGAAGGCACTCCTGGTATTGATGCTACAGGTAATGCAGCACCATTTGTCAAATTCCTGGTATTGGGAGATGTCACTAACATCTCTTACTACTTCGACCCATCTAGAATTGGATCTAACTCTCCTGTAGGCGATTCTTCGTTTATTGACGTTATCTCTACTCCATATGCAGGTAGATTCAATATTTCTGAGATCGTAAGTGATACTGAATTCAAATTCCCACTTAATAGAGAACCTGAGCGTGCAAACGCTGAAATTGGATCCGATGATCAAGGAAATGCATATTCCTTCTACTCTACGACTTCCACAAGAGCAGTTGGTCCTATTAACAGCATTCAGTTGGTTTCTCCTGGTGGATTCTATAAGAAACTGCCTATCATCTCTGATATTGCATCCTTCCGTCAAATTGAGAAGATTCTCATCGTTGATGGTGGCACAGAATACGCTCCTGGCATCTATTATGATGTGCCTATCGATGGAGACGGTGAAGGTGGTAAAGCAATCCTCACAGTACTCTTAGATGAAGAAACTGGGTCTGGTGCCCTTGGAGACGTATCAGTAAGTGATCCTGGTAAAGGATATACCTTTGCTAGCATTGATGTTGACGCTATTCCTGGTATTCTTGGACCAACACTTGCTGGATCTGGTGGTGCTGTCCAAGTCGTCATTCCTAGTGAAGGTAGTGGTGCATCAGTCTTCTTGACAGGTAGAAACATCGGTAAGATCAAGAGACTGAAGAATAATGAGTTTGGTTTCGGATATTCACACGATTACACTCTGAAACCCGAAATTACTTTCCCAGTCAACCTCCAACTCTTCAATACTTCGATTCTTACTGAAATCAAGATTACTAATCCTGGTAGCGGTTATACTTCGACTCCTGCAGTTGTTATTGAAGGTGGTGGTGGATCTGGTGCTGATGCAGTTGCTGTTGTCAAAAACAACCGACTTAGTGAGATTCTGATTAAGAATCCTGGTGCTGGATACTCATCCGAGCCTACAGTCACCCTGAAGTCTGAGTTTAACTACGTTGTCAACCTTGACCTCAACTATCTGCAGTTTAACTTCCCTCACGGCATTACGACTGGTGCAGAGGTTACATTCCGAGCAGATAATGTAGGTACTACACTTGGCGAATTGCCTAAACCATCTAGTGCAGGTTTGACCTCTCTGGTTGGTGGTCAGGTCTATTATGCGATTGCAGGTAACCAAAACTCACTGGAATCTGACCAATTGCGTTTTGCACTGACTTTACAAGCAGCACAAGCAGGTGATTACATCACATTCTTGACTCAAGGTAGTGGTCGTCAAGTACTTCTTACTGAAGTGTTTGGTGGTGCTGCTGAGGCAGTTGTTGCAACATCTCGCTTCCTTGCTGGTGAAGAAGTCTTCCAAGGACCAAGTGTGGAGCAAGCAACTGCAACTGGTATCGTTTCTACAAATACTGGTTGGCAGATCGGTCCTAAGATTCTTAAGATCGTTGATTACGAAGGTGATTGGAAGCAAGGTGAGCAGGTTAGTGGAAGTATCTCTAAAGCGTCTGGTATTATCGATAACCTGAGTATTGCTCGTGGTGTGCTCAATATCGGATCTCTGACTAAGACTCCTGGTAAGTTTACCGATGACGTTGGTAAACCTTCCGAGATTGTCCAAAAACTGCAAGATTCCTACTTCTATCAGAATTACTCCTATGTGGTTAAGTCTGAAATTCCTATTACGGAATGGAAGACTCAATTGTTGGAAAACAACCACCCTGCTGGTTTCAACATGTTTGGACAGTTGCAATTGAGTGGTGGTAAGGATATCTCTGGCAGAAAGGTTGGCACTGAGTTTACGAAGGAAGTTAACATCAATAACTACTCCAACGTCAACCAAATCACATCTTTTGGTGCTGCACAACCAATCTACACCGATTACAACAACACTGAAGTACTTTTCCGTAAAAAGCGTCTGACTTCCTCTGAGGAAATCTTGACCTCTATCGTGAAGAAACTTGATGATATCTCACCTCGATTTAACGGTATTGATAAGCAATTCCCACTTACCGTTGAAAATGAGCAAACTATCGTCCAACAGAATCAGTTGATGATTACCATCAACGGTGTGATTCAGGCACCTGGCGTTTCTTATCAGATTGTTGGTGGCAATATTGTGTTTAGCGAGCCACCTAAACCTGCTTCTAGAGTCAACTATAGAGAAATTCGTGTTACACCTACACCAATTTACAGAATTACTTTATATTCTGGTCAGGCAGGTCCTGCAAACTTTGGTATCTTCCCAACATTAGGTCAGCAAGTCCAAGGTGCAGATAGCGACGTTGTTGCTACTGTTATCGACTCTGGCACGACTCATATTGATGTTATCAACTTGGTTGGTGGTACATTTAATCTGAATGAAGAGATTACTCGTGGCACTCTATTCTCTGGTTTGATCTTCTCTGTTGAGCAACTCAATACCCCAACTATCTTTGAGTTTGGTGAATCAATCACTAACTTGAATGGCGACACTGCACTTATTGAAGAGACCAACATCGATGATCAAGGTGTTATTAGTGACACGGTTGTCCTTAGTAAGACTTCAGGTACTGCTCGGTTTGAGACTGGTATCTTTAATCTGAAACTTAATGAGTTTATTTACTCAGCGTCTTCTAAGATTGCGGGTCAAATTACCTTTATTGCACCTTATCAGGATCCTGCAACTGGTGATCTGGTTGATGAATTGATCATTAACCCTGGATCTACATTCTACGGTTTGCTGTTTGAGCGTGAAGTTAGTATCACTAACCCCAACGTCATCCTGGATGATATATCCAAGTCTTCAATCACTCCAACCGTACTGAATGATTCTAGCAATAGAATTAACGCAGACTTCCTTGATTTTGAGAGAGTTAGAAGCACTGAAGTTGAATATACCCAACTTGCAAATGGTAACTTCAGCAAGGGTGATCAAATCCTCAATAAGAGAGTCAATTATGGTAATGCAGTTTCTACTTATCATGGCACTGCTGGTAATAGATTCTATGATGCTTCCAATCGCATCAAAGATAATAAGCAGTTGCTGATTGATTGGGGTGATGCAGAAATTGTTGTGCAGCATCCTGACTTCTACTATCCTGGAGATATCCAGACTAATGAGTGGAGTAGATTTGCTGACGCACATCGCTTCATCCAGTTGAATAGAGAGTACATCGCTGCTAAGGCATACGATGACATGAAGACTCAGTATCCCCTCTTCACTGATCCCAATCCCGCTAAGTGTAAGCGTGACATGGAAATCTTCATGGAGTCCATGGGTGCTGATATCTATCGTGGTGGTAACGTTTACATTCGTAAGTTTACCCAACAGTATTTTGATGCAAATGGTCAACTGGTTTATGTCGATGGCGAGACTCTTGAAACTCGTTTTGCATACGAGAAAGTTAAGGACTATATGCTGTCCGCTATCACAAATAACCTGAGTGGCACCTATGTCGCACAGTATGGTCCCGATGCAGGCACTACTTATACTGCATATCAAGATCTGACTATTACTGCTGACCAATCACCTAACGATGATTATGGCACACCTGGTAGTAATGTCGATAATACTGATCCTGATGGTTGCTCTGATGTCCAAGCAGCAATCACTACCCTCTGGGAGATTGTTGATGAAGCACTGACCATCTCCAACCTGACTGAGTTGCCTGATGAGCAACTAGGTACTTATTCTCCTGGTCAGATCAAGTGTCGTCGTGATGCTGGTTTCTTTATCGATGCTATTGCAAATGATGTTGCACAAGGTGGTAACTTCAATATTGTTGAATTTACTAAGTCATACTTTGATAATTCTGGTGCTCCCCTGACCAATGGTCTGGTTGGTGAAACTGCTGAGTCAATCACTGTCTTCGAGAAGATCCGTGACCTGGCATATAGAGCAATCAACAACCTGCTGTATGGTAAGGATCTAGACATCATCTATGATCCTGCTTCCTATGGTGGCACTGCTCCTGGTCATACCTATGATGCCAACTACTCAAGTGGTAGCAATCAACTGATCACCAATTGTGCTGATGTCCAGTCTTATATTGCTACTCTTACTGATATTCCTACTGTAGCGATTGCTGCTGGCAACCTTGCTAATGTCAATGCTCTGGCATCTGTCAGTGATGGTACATTTGTTGACGGTGAGACAATCCGCACAACGAAACTGGGTTATAAGGATAAGTCTTCGGGTCTCTTCATCACTGGTGATCAAATCACAGGCGTTACCTCTGGTGCAATCTTCGATGCCATTGGTGCAAATGCTGGTCTTAAGTGGATCTTTGCTGAAGTTATTACAGGTAGTTTCCAGATTGGTGAGTATCTGACTAACTCTAGACTGGCAAACCAAAACAACGTTACTCAGACTGTCGTCACTAAGAAGGCAGAATTGTCTGGTAGTAAAGCAGTTAAATTCCCATCTAATGGTTATCTGGTAGCACCTGAAAGTTATGATTTTGCCTTTGGCACTGAAGAATTTACTATTCAAGGATGGGTGTACTTAGATGCTGTTGGCACAACTCAACATCTGTTTGATATGCGTCGTGTCGTAGATGCTGGTCTGAGAGTTGTAGTCTCCTCTGCTGGTGCAGTCCAACTTTACAACGGCACTACCCAATTGATTAGTGGTGGCACTTTGTCCGATACAACTTGGTATCACATTGCGGTTGTTAGATCTCAAGGTGTGACTCAGGTCTATCTGGATGGTGCTCAGATTGGTAGTAACTATGTTGATACCAATGACTATCCTTATGCAGGTCTTTATGTTGGTGCTGACTTCAACGCTGCTAACCAGTTTGCTGGTGTTATGGATAACGTTGTTGTCAAGAAGGGTGAAGCAGACTTCAATACCGCCTTTACACCTCCTACTCAGATCGACTATACAGATGATCAGATCGTCTTTGGTCTTGATGGTGAGGCACCCTTTATCTTGTCTACCACTGAAGTTTATGCAACCTTTACTGGTCAGAAATCTTCAGCAGCAGCGATTAAGGAAGTCAATTACACTGACAAGTTTGCAATCATTAAGGATGTTGACCTTGGAAGGGCAGAAGCACGCGCATGTGCTGATATTATCGATCTGAATGATGCATGGATTGCTGAAGAAGCAGTCGGAAGAATGAAGTTACAATTCCCCGACTTCACCATGCCTGGTGATGATCCTGCTACTAATTCTTACGGTGGCACCAACTACTGTATTAGAGATACGAAAGATTACATCATCTCTGCACTGGTCAAAGACCTTAGAGAAGGTGGTAACTACCATACACTGTATACCGCTCGTACTTACCTTGAGGCATCAGGCAAACTGAAGCACGTTGGTAACGAGATTCTCCAAACTCTGTATACCTGGGATGAGGCATTCACAATCGTTAAGGATGTTATCACAACAACCAGCACAGATTTGTCTGGAATTTATACCCAGAGACTGAGAATCCCCAACAACTTCTCCAGTCCTGCATCTCAAACAATCCTTGATGAAATTCAATCTCTTGGTGATGAATTGCTCCAAGTACTTGCACCAACACCTAATGGCAACAAAGATGCTGGTGTCCTTATTTGGAAAAACCGCGCTTACATTGCAGAAGAGACTGCAGAATACATTAAGACGAAATATACGATTAACTTGGGTGGCACCGATACCGAAATGTTGGTATTCCCTGGCACTGGTCAAGCAGGTTGTGAGAGTGATATCAAGGATCACATTATTCCTGCAATCATTGGCGATCTCTGCACTGGTGGTACTTATAACACCGAGGCAATCATTGATCAATATTTGGATTCTCAAAATAACATTCTGCATGTTGAGCATGAATTGAATCCAATGCTGGATGCATTTGAATTTACAAAATTCCTTTGCCAAAAGGCAGCAAACAACATGCTGCTTTCTCCTGGTGAAGTTTCTGCAGATTTGGGTGCTCCTGCTTGGACACAAAATGGAGATTACTACGCTCCTCTCTATACAACTAGATCTGCATATCGTGACGATACTATTACTGTTGATACTGAAGGTTGGCCACAGGATCAAGTAAGTAATTGGAATTATTTCTATAACGCATATGAAGCGATTAGAAATAATAAACAGCTCATTGCTAGAGAAGCAGTTGAGATTATGAATGACATGTCTAAGTATGCTACTTTTGAAATTCCTGGCGGATCTCAAAATTGTGTTGATGACGTTATAGGCATCATTGACGCTATCATGCATGACATGATCTATAACTGCAATGAAAGGATTTGGGATGCTGCAGAGTTGTACATTGAGCCAGAAAACAATTCTCTAAGACATATTGAGTCTGAGTGGGAAGCATCTGTAACTGTCTATAAGATCGTTAGAGATTTGTTGACCCTGACCATGCGTAATGGTTTTGGTAGAGATTATATCGAGGGTAATGATCCTGGTATCTCACCAGTCCAATCATATGAGCAAAATCCTCGTATTGCTCTTTACAAAGATACAGCAGATGCAATTGACGGTAACATTCGTTATATTGCTGAGCAAGCAGTATATGACGGCATTGTCCAATATCCAGGTTTAACTATCCCTGGCGGCAATATCAATTGTGTCCATGATGTTACGGATATCCTGAGATCCCTTGTCTTCAACTTGAAGTATGGTGGTAACAACTGGATGCAGTACGCTGCTGAATTCTATGTGAATTACAGTGGTAATCTGCAGCACGTCACATCTCAAGCTACTGAGACCAATTGGATTCTGAATAGAGCACGCGACCTCGCGAAGCGTGCATTGAAGGATCAGATCATTACCGATAATGCTGGTTATGGCGTTGCTCAAAGATTCTTCGATGCAACTAAGAAACCCACTAACCAACTGCGTCCTTCCGACCAAACAAACGGTATCGATCTGGCAAACTTCAATAATATTATTACCCGCTCGTTTACAAACAACACAGTTGATATTAACAATGCCAACCCATCGTCCAATGGCATGACGACTGGTGAGGACTTTGTTGGACGTTGCACCACTATTCTTCCTAATGGCACACCTGCTGATGGACTCCTCTGGGAAGGCGGTGATAGCGGTTATGGATCTTGGTTTGGTATTAGAGATAGCGGCACTTATTGGAGATTCCGTGCAGGTGATGGTGGCACTTCTTATGCTGGTGGCACTACGTCTTACACCGATACTGGTCTTGCACTGGTGGATGTGCCCATCTCTACTCTGAGTGCATATTTCGATGGCAATGAGCACGAAATCGTTTGGGAAATCAGAGTTGGTGGTAATGCTGCTACTGGTCCTGGTCGTGTCCGCTGGTGGATTGATGGTGAATTCATTGCTGAAGGTGTAACTCCTGGAGCAACAAATACTGGTCTGGGTGAAGGCACTGGTCTTTGGTCTGGTGGTGATGATGGCACTTTCGCTGGGGCGGCAGTAAACGTTTGCTCTGGTGAAACTACCGCAGCATGGGGATATACAACCTCTACCATGGATTACTACAGAGGTCGTCTGGTCGATCCCGCTTATACCAATAATGAGACCGTTGATGTTGAGCAAGAAATCGATGATCTGATGCAAGTGATCACTGATGCTATTAGCACTCCTAGTAACGTTAACAATCAGATAGCAGATCTTCCTATCATTTGGCCTGTTAAGTACACTCCTGACACTGTTTGGAGAGATCTTAATACTCAATATGATTACAGCAATGGTGGTCTAGACGGCGAAGGTACTTGGAATTTCACTTGCCCCAATGTCGCATCGTCTATCGATACGCTCATGGATATTGTGATTAGCACAATTGAAGAGGCTGCGAATAACAATAGCAATGCACTCTCCAGTATTGTTAGGACTACTAGACAGGATGTTTATACAAACACCGAATACCAAGCAGGTACTTGTGCTGTTGTATTCTCGACTCTAGATACTCTCTTTGATCTAATGACTACCACTTTGGGTGGTGGCACATATGGCGATAAGCAAATTGCCAACATGCTGTTGTTTAATGATAACGCAATTGCAACGAGAGCATATGATTCAACGGTGTCATATTATGGTGCCACCAACATGACAGTTGACTTCTGCCTGGATATTACTAAGGCAATTCGTTACGACATGGTAACTGGTGGCAATGCTGGTGCATTCAAGTTGATTCAAACATGGTTTGACGGGGAAGGCAACTTCATCGCATTCCAAGATGTGTTGAGATCTCATCTGATTTATGCAACCACTCGTATTAGAGAATACACAAAGAGTGCTCTGTATATGTTGACTACTGATCCTGCTTGGGCAAATTACACCACATATACTCTCCCATATCGTTTAGATTACAATAGAGAAGCATCTGAATTCATTATTGATTCTTCACTGAATAACGTTGAATACTCATTAGAAACTTCTCAATTCCCAACTGAGGGTAGTGTTACGTTTATCGCTTCCAGTGATGTCCAGAATCTTAGCACCCAATATGAAATGGGTGTTGATTACAACACAGACCCCGCACTGGTTGTACTTACGCCTCTGATTGATACTGGATTTGATCGTGCAGAATACAGAGTTAGAATTAACCGCACCAACAGCTTCCGCCGTGGTGACATTCTGCAATATATCCCTGCATCTCAGACTTCTTTGGCAGGTTTCGCTAAGCAGACTTACTGGTATGTGATTACTGCAACTGCACAGTGGTTTGAAATTGGTGCTCATTATATCCATGATGGTAGATTCAGAGAAGTTACCATTGATACTGCGAATACTGGAGCACAAATCTTCGCAATCACTAGAAGAAGTGGTATTTCTAGAAATACAATTTCGTATCCTAGCGATCCTTCTCAGACACCTATTCAAGGTGGTTTCAATCCTGCTGACGTTATCTTCGGATCTACATCAGAGTCTTACTCTGAGGTTGGTAGAATTGATAGAAATGATGCAGAAATCCATCGCCTCTTCACACGTTATGAAGTCAACAATGTCTCATCTGTCTTGGGAGTTTATGGCAACTTCCAGAATGGAGAAGAGATCTTTGTCTCAGGATCTAATACCAATAAGGGCATTCTACTCCAATCAACTGAAACAGATAACGATGGAATCACTTTCCTGAATCTTATTGATGAGCAAGGTACTATCTCTGTTGGAGATACACTTGAAGGTGCTATTACTGGCGCTACTGCTGTGGTTACTGCTTCCAGTGACAGAATGCTAATTAACATTGGTGCTGGTGATTTTGCTCAGGGTGACTGGTTGTTTGATAAGGATTCTTCAGTTGAGGCATTCGCCTATGACTATCAGAATAAGTCTGGATCTCTGACTGGTAACAGTGGTGGTCGTATCACAATTGATGTTGAAACGATTACTAACGCTTGGAATACTGGTGATGTTATCTACGGTAGCGTTACTGACTATATCCTTGATATTAAGGGTATCTCAGGCACACAACTGCAACTGAATCAGTACATCCATGGCACCAACGTCTATCAGTTGGAATTGGGCACTACAATCATTGATACAGGCATCTCTGACACATTCCGAGTGGGCGATGAGATTGTCCTCCTGCAGGGCACTACACTGAAAGATCCTGGTTTCCGTGCCACGGTTACACAGTACATTAACGGACTCAACGCAGATCCTGCAGATCCTAACTTCGGAATTCATCGTCTGTTTATTGCAAACCTCATCCCCGTGGGCACGGGTGAAGGGATTACTGCTGTTAGTAATCCAAATAACAACATCGGTAAACTGGATATTGGATCTAACTTCCCAACAATCTACGCTAACGTTGTTAGTTACTTGGATGTTGGATATACATCCTACGGGCGCGTGGCTGCTATCGAGCAGCAAGGTATCACAGCAACTGTCTGGGTTGAAAATGCAGTTGGTGACTTTGTTGATAACATGTCCGTTATCTCCGACTACGGATGGGGTGGTGCAGTTTCTTCTGCACGCACGCTTGAAGGTCGCGTTGATCGCTACTTCCGTGGTTTCGATGGTGAGCAGACACAGTTTGATCTCACGATTAGCAATGGTGAAGCATACTTCCCAGATCCCGCTGGTCACATGCTCATCTTCGTCAACGGTATCCTGCAACCTCCTGGCGGTAACAACTCCTACGTTGCATTCTCTGACAAGATTAACTTCTCTGAGCCTCCTGAGATTGGATCTGAATTCGTTGGTTACTATGTTGGTAAACTCCGTCAGATGGACGATATCAGCTTCGAGTTTGACTCCTTGCGCTCGTCCTTCAACCTCAAGCGTGACGGTCTCTTCTACTCACTGACACTGACTGAAGGTGTTTCTTCTAACGTGATTCGCCCAGAAAACAACATCATTGTTTCACTCAACGGTATCATTCAGGAACCTGGCGTTGCATATGAGATCGTTGGTTCTCGTGTCATCTTCGCTGAAGTACCTCGCGCAGGATCAACCTTCGTTGGATTCTCTTATATTGGATCTGACACTGACGTGATCGCTGCAACCGTTGTGCCTCCTGTGGAATCGGGTGACAGACTTGAGATTGATGGTGAAGAATTCGCTCGTGACGTTGCTCTGATTGAATCTTCCAACTCACTAATCACCTTTGAATATACTGGATCCGTTAAGGGTCGTAATGCTGCAGCAATCTCTGAAGTGACTAAGGGTCAATTGACAAGTGCAATCCTCACCAATCCTGGTGATGGTTATACCTCTCGCCCCAACGTTGACGTTATCTCCTCTACTGGATTTGACGCTCGTATCAAGGCACTGATGGGTATCACACGCATTGATGTGAAGACTCCTGGCACAGATTACAAGACTCCTGTTGTGGATGTTGAGTCTGTGGTCCCTGATGACTATGTGGCACCTGAAGGCACGCCAATTAACGGTGGTCTTGATATCTTCGCACCTGAAAATCAAGGTGGTGGCGGTGGTAGCGGCATTGTTGCTGGCACAATTGCAATCACTCAAGATCCTGTCAACGTGACGGTCAACCAGGGGCAGAATGCTGCATTCACAGTGGTTGGCAACGTGAATAACGGTCAGACTCTCAACTACCAGTGGCAGAAGAAGGAGTATGGCACTCAAACCTGGTCCAACATCATTGGTGCTAACCAGGCAACATACTCTACTAATAACGCTGCTCAATCTGACGATGGCGATGAATATCGCGTTGCTATCACGGCAGCGGGTGCGACACCTGTCTACTCACTGTCGGCAATCCTGTCGGTCCAGACTGGTGCAACTGTCCTCGTTGGATTTAATCCAACAATGATCTTCGACGACAACTAAATAAAAGTAAAAAGATGACTGCAACCGCCAGTTATAACGACGCTACCAAAATCCTCACGGTGTCGGCAGATGGACTGCCAGACCCTGTGGGGTATGGTACGTTTCCAAACTCCAACAATCCAAATACAGTCCAGGAGCAGGACTTCGATCACGACTTCTATTATCGTGGTGGGACGTTTGGTATCTCTAGGACGTTTGATACTAATACCTGGAATCAGGACGGTTTTATTAGGTCTATTGACATCTCCAATGCAGACAATACTCTGTTTAACGATGAGATTAAAGTAGGAGATCGTCTTCTGTTTGTCTTTAGTGATGGTATCAAGAGAATGTTTCTCTATAAAGGTACTACCTTTACATCTGTTGAAGATGAGTGTTGGTTAGCAACAGATGATCGTCTTGATTTGATTATGAGAGATCAAGAATCTCTAACGACTGGCACATATGAGTATTACGATCAACGAAATGGTAGAGGTTTAACTCCTCTTGGCAATATTGGTGTTGCATCAAATGGTGTTGCAATTTTTAATCCAAGTGCTGGTGCTGGTGGTAACCCACCATCAGGATTCAGTTGGAATGCACACTTTGAGGGATCTCCAGTAGATTTTGGCGATGATGTTTGTGGTGGTCACCCAGAGCAAACGGGTGTATACCATGTACATGATTCACACTTCCTAGATTGCTGGAAGACGAATTCTGTCATGGCAGCATACAATGATTATTATGGCACTACACAATATAATGGAAACAACATCAGACATCCTGATGGACATTCCAAAATGGTTGGTGTTGCATTTGATGGATTCCCAATCTATGGACCTTATGGGTATACAACTCCTTGGGATAATCTGAGTGGCATTGTCACAATGCAAAGCTCATATAGCACTAAATCCACTGAGGTCGATGGTAGACCTGCATATGGTAATACCTTACAGAATCCCCCTCCAGGGTCCCTCATACAGGACTGGGAATACATTGAGGGGTCTGGGGACCTTGACTATCATAATGGTAGATTTTGTGTAACCCCAGAGTATCCTAATGGGACATATGCATACTTTATGACAGTTGATCCTGAGAATGTAGATGCTCCTACATTCCCATACATCATGGGATTGACAACTAGAGAAACTATCGACACTACGTTTACCACATCAACAGTAACACCTCCCGATCCAGGTGGTGGTGGTGGAGAAGCACCCCCTCTTCCAACAATACAGATTACGTTGCAACCACAAAATGCAACTATCAATGTTGGAGAAACTGCAACCTTTACTATTCAAGCAGAGATCTCTCCAGAAAACGGACCCATTGGATATCAATGGTACAGATCTACTGATGGAGGTTTCGCGTTTGCTGCTATCACTGGCGCTACATCTAATGAATATCAAGTAACTGGTCTTGCTTACATGACTGGTTATAAGTATCGAGTCCGTCTGATCGGACCTTTGGGTGTGCCTTTAGATAGAAGAGCATCAAACTCCCCACTCGATTCCAACCCAGTTACATTGACTGTGGCAGGATCTGGCGGTGGTGGAAGTCTTCAGAATAGATTTGATAGCACATCTAGTACAATGGATTCGACGGCACAAACCTTCGATGGCACCTAAATAAAACTGTAGAAAATCCCCCACCATGGCAAAGCAAAATCTTAATATTGGATCGTCAGCAAATGACGGGACTGGAGATAGTCTCAGGGACGGTGCAATTAAACTCAATAGTGTCATTGACGAGATCTACACCTCTCTTGGTAATGATACCAATCTGTTGGTGAATGTAGGCACTCCAGCTTCTGGTCAGGTGCTTAAATGGTCTGGCACTCAGTTTACTGAGGCACACTTTGACACTCTGAGTGCAGATTTGAATGTCTCAACATTCAAGATTGTCTCAGAATCAAATGGTGATATTACTATCCAACCAAATGGTAGTGGCAACATTAGATTCTGGGGTGGGGGCACTGGTAGTCCTCTTACATATATTGATGGCACAGATGGCAAATTAAAGTATTCAAATCACTTCGATGCTATAGGTGATCTTCCCGATGCATCTACCCATCATGGAATGTTTGCTCATGTACATGCTGAAAATCATGGTTACTTTGCCCATAATGGAGCATGGACACAACTTATCGATACTGGGTCTTCTGTTGGTGACTTAACCGATGTTGACATGACAGCTGGTGGTGGTCCTTCCGAAGGTCAAGTACTTAAGTGGAATGCTACCAATTCAGCATGGGAACCTGCTAATGATCTAAATGAAGGTGGCGGTGGTGGTGGCACCACTCAAAACTTGTTTGAAACTATCAATGCCGACAGTGGTCAGACTACAGCATCTGCTGCTACTGATGTCTTGACTATCGCTGGTGGCACAAATATCGCTACTGCTATTTCTGGCGATACTGTAACCATCAACATGACGGGGGCATTAGGTGATCCTGACCAAAATCTCTTCTCTACTATCGGATCTGATTCGGGATCATCGACGGCTAGTAGTGCTTCTTCTACTATCAATATTGTTGGCGGTGCTGGGATCTCCACTGCTATTTCTGGTACTAATCTAACAGTTACCAACGATTCTCCCAACGCTGACCAGAATATCTTTGGTGCAATCAACGGAGACAGTGGATCAATAGTTGCTGGATCTACTGAAGCATCGGCAACTATTGCTGGTGGAAACGGTATTACTACATCTGTTTCTGGTAGCACACTTAGTGTTGCTGCTGAATTATATCTTGCTTCTGGTCAGTCTCTGTCAGAGAATCAGAGTTTCATCACTAATACAAGCGGTGAAATTGAAGCGGTTGCATCTGCTGCTGTTGGTTTTGAGATCTCTGGAAACACAGTCTCTGGATATAACTTCAACAACAATGGATGGAGTGGAAGTGGAAACCCAACGATCTACGTTTATCGTGGTTTCACATATAGGTTTAATAATACTACTGGTGGTGGTCACCCATTTGCTCTGAGACAGACAAGTGGTGGATCTGCCGTAACCGCTGGTGTGACTGGATCACAAGAAGGTGTCCAATATTGGACTGTGCCTATGTCTCTTGCAGCAGGCACAACATATGTGTATCAATGCACAATTCACTCTGGCATGGTTGGTAATCTCGTAGTTGTCTAATGGTAAGAACAGTCCCTGGTAGTGGTGCTCAGATATTTCCCCTCTTCAATAGTATCTTTGGTGTAAGGGAAGTATATGTCACAAATCCTGGATCTGGGTATGACCCCAATGATCCACCTAGACTTCGTGTTGGCAATTGTGGCACACCTATTAGAGAGGCAGTCCTTAGAGCAGTCATCGAAGGCGATCTTGGTGAGATCACTGCAGTAGAAGTACTTGATCCAGGTGAGGGGTATGATCCTCTCCGATTAGAAATTACAGATGATGGTAGCTCAGCACCAGCAGACGCTAAGATCTTCCTAAAGAATGATGGCACTGGTGCTGTTGATTTCCTCCAGATGACGCAATTTGGTGATGATTACTTTGATGCTGAAGCGGAGATTAAAGGTGGTGGTGGATCTGGATCTGAGTTGGTCCCAATCACTGGTCTTGTAACTGGTCTTGCTATTGAGCAATTTGGTAAAAATTATACCGAAGAAGATGTCAACATCATCATTAGTGGTGGTGGCGGTGATGGTGCTACTGGTGTTGCTGGTGTTAATCCGTTTGGACAAGTTACCAGTATTACCCTAACCAACTCTGGTGAATTCTTTGAAGATCCTCCTCTGATTCAAATCATCGGTGGCGGTGGATCTGGTGCTACAGCAGAAGCATTTATTAACCTTGGATCTATCACTACGATTGATCTCCTAACTCCTGGTAGTGGTTATGTCAATGACCCTCAGGTTATTTTTACTAGAGACACTAACCTAATTAGGACTGCAAGAAATCGTCAGTCTCTCAACTCAGTACTTTACAACCTCTCAGGTATTCTCGCCAACGTTGGAAGTGGTGATGAGACAATTTATGTTGAATCAACTACACCATATCCTGGATCAGGTAAGGTCCTTCTCGGCAGAGAGATTGTCAGATATACAGGAAAGACTGCGAATTCTTTTACTGGATGTGATAGAGGTGTTAACTTTAGATTTGATCAGAAGGTCATCCTCGATACACTTCAAGATGATTCCTCTACAGGTCTTACAAACTATCAGTTTTCCGTTACCGATAAGGTAAGAAGAGTTGTTGAAAATGCTAGCAACCGAGTCGCTATTGTTTATGACTGGGATCCTGTTGAGAGAGCACTGTATCTGACATTCCAAGTTGATGAATTGGCATTCATCGATGGTGGTAGATCTGGTGAGAAGTCTCAAATCATTGCATTCTTTGCAGGTACATCTGGATCTTCTGCTACTGGTGTTGCACCACATACATTAGTCGAATCTGAAGGTGACGATATCGTTGCATTCACCTTACCTTTCAGCATCATTCAGAATAGAAAGTTTGAAGATGATGATGAAGAATATCTGGATGAAAATGGTGACACTCAATATGGCGATGGTATTCCAGACCTTCTCAATGCTGGGACTGAGTTTGAAAACCAAGTCAATTTGGATGGTGGTATTTCATCATCTAAATTTGGTATTGAGGAGACACTTGGTGGCACCAATACTACTCTCTTCCAAATCGGTGATCAGATCTATGATGGTAGTCTAAACCAACTGGTTGCTACTGTACAGTCCGCAGGTGCTCTTGGAGACGGCGATGCACACGTTGCAACTGCTGATATCGTTATTACCTATAACAATGCAGTATTCTTCAGTGTGCCTGGTGCAGGTGGAGAAGAAGTGTTGACAGGTCAAACTTCTGGAGTTGGAGCAACAACTGTATCTAGAGTTACTGGTCCTAAGGAAGGACAGTATACATTATCGGTAAAAGATATTACCAGTAATGATCCCAACTTCCTATTCACAGTTGGAGAGACTCTGCAGGGTCAAACCAGTGGTGGAGAAGCAACTATTATCTCTGTTGCATACAACAACTTCCTTCGTAATGAAGGGGAGTAATAATCCTCATAAATAAATCTATAAAAGAATTGGCTTAAAATGGCGCTACTAACCGACCAATTTAGAATTTTCACTGCCAACCGACTTATTAAGTCTCTGCAAGGTCCCGACCCTGCACAGTCTGACGTTGATGCTGGTAGTGATCGTGATCGACTGTATGTTTTCATCGGTCGTCCACAACCTTGGGACAATGAAAATGCAGCGCCTGATCCCGTTGATTCCTTCCAGGAATTTTCGGATGACTTTGCCGACATGATATCAATGAAACGAGTGTTGGCGAATGACACCATTCAAGTTATTAGACGTATTGACTGGACTCCTCCTGAGCAAACCACTGGTGGCTTGGGTTATGTTTACGATATGTATCGTCATGACTATAGCGCAACTAAAACCGCGTCTTCTGGTGCTACCAAACTTTATGATGCAGACTTTTACGTTGTTAACTCATCGTATCAAGTCTATAAGTGCATCTATAACGGGACATCCCCTAGTGATCCTAACGGTAAGCCTTCTACTGTTGAGCCTACGGGTACTTCAACTTCTATTATTACCACTGCTGACGGTTATCGTTGGAAGTATATGTATACGATCCCTGTGGGTCTCGTCCTGAAATTCTTCTCCAACGAGTACATGCCTGTGCTGAGTGACACTGCTGTGGTGTCCGATGCAATCGGTGGTGAGATTGATACTGTTATTATTTCATCTTCTGGAGCTGGTTATAACAATGGCACTTATGAAAATGTCCCCATTAAAGGTGATGGCACTGGCGGGCGTGTTTCGCTTGTTGTTGATGGTGGGCGCATCGTTAATGCTACTGTTACCTCAGGCGGATCGGGATACACCTTCGGAAAAGTCATCATCGATGAAGTCAACGGTATCGGAGCAGGCACAGGCACAGGTGGCACCGTAGAGGTTGTCATTCCTCCTGTAATTGGTCATGGTGCTGAGCCTACCACTGAGATGGGTGGTTTCCGAGTGATGATCAACACCAAGTTTACCTACGCTGAGGGTAGTGGTGACTTCCCAACCGATAACGACTACCGTCGTATTGGTCTAGTGATTAACCCATACAAATTCGGCACAACAGAATTGGCAGCAGACCTTACGTTGTCTGCTACTAAGGCAGTTATCTTTGCTCCTACGTTTACAGGTAACTTCCAAACCGACGAGATCATTACACAGTCTCGCACAATTGGTGGTCAGCAAGTGACTGCTCGTGGACGTGTAATCTCTTGGAATAGCACCACTAAGGTGCTCAAGTATTACCAGAATAGAGTTGACGGTATCTTCCCTGAATTCACTGGTAGTTTGATTGAGTTTGAGGGTGGTAACCCCGTTGTAGGTGCAACCTCTGGTGCATCTGCAGACCCCGACATTAACTTCCCAATCATTTCTGGCACATCAACTCGTGTTATCAATAACACTGAGTATGACTTGGGTATGTCCTTCACAAATGGATATGCAAGACCAGAAGTCCAACCCAACTCGGGAGAAGTTATCTACATAGATAATAGAGGCGCGATCACTCGTGCTGGTGACCAAATCGAAGACATTAAGATCGTAGTAGAGTTCTAAACGATGCCCCAGAATACCAATCTAAACATTTCTCCTTATTTCGACGACTTCGATAAGGACAAGAATTTCTACCGAGTACTTTTCAGACCTGGGTATCCTATTCAGGCTCGTGAATTAACGACTCTCCAATCGATTCTGCAAAATCAGATTGAATCCATCGGTCAGCACTTCTTCAAAGAAGGTGCGATGGTCATCCCTGGTCAGGTCGGTTACGATCTCAATGTACAGGCAATCATCCTTCAACAATCTTTCCTAGGTGTTGATGTTGAAACATATAGAGAGCAACTGCACGGTCAGATTATTGAGGGTATCACTACAGGTATTAAGGCAAAGGTCCTCTTCTCAATCTCTTCTGCAGAATCTGAGCGTGGTTACGTCACTCTATACGTTAAGTACATTGAGTCTGGCGATACAGTCTCCGATACCACCATTAAAGGTTTCCAACCTAATGAGCAGTTGCTTGCTGAAAATGAAATTACTTTCGGCACAACACTGATCGAAATTGGGTCTCCATTTGGACAGTTACTTCCTGTTGATGCAACTGCTGTGGCATCTGCTGCATACATTAACAATGGTGTGTACTTTATTAGAGGTCACTTTGTTGATGTCCAATCAGCAAACCTGATCCTTGAGCAATATAGCAATAACCCCTCTTATAGGGTTGGTCTGGAAGTTAGCGAATCTATTGTTACTCCAGAAGACGATCCATCACTGAATGATAACGCTGCTGGCACATCAAACTATTCAGCACCTGGTGGTCACAGATTTAGAATTAAGACCTCTCTGGTCAAGAAAGCAATCAATGATTCAACGGATAAAAACTTCATTGAATTGCTTCGTATCAATAATAGTAAGGTTGAGCAGTTTGTCAACGCAACTGCATACTCCGAGTTGGAGAAGTCTCTTGCACGTCGCACCTATGAAGAATCTGGCGACTATGTTGTAGATACATTTACAATTAAAGCAAGAGAAAACCTCGACGATGGTTTCAATAATGGGGTATATCGTCCAGGACAGACAACTGCACAAGGCAATACTCCAACAGATGATCTGTATTCACTGGAAGTTTCTCCTGGTAGAGCATATGTTAAGGGTTACAGGACTGAATTCCTGGTGCCTCAGTTTATTGACTCCCCCAAACCAAGAGACTTTACTTGTGTAGAAAACGGCATCATGCACTTCAGACTTGGCAACTTTGTCAAGGTCTATGATATGTACGGTTGGGCAAACCTGACTGGTGAAGGTGTGACCGATGCATATCAAGTTATCGAATTGTATGACGATTGGAATATCGGCACTTCCAATTCTGTTGTTGGTAACATGATCGGTCGTGCTCGCGTTGCACAGATCCAACTTGATACTAGTAATCAGTATGACATGTGGTTTTTTGACCCACAGATGTTTACTGCCATCAACTTCGCAGCAGGAAATAACTCAGTTATTGTTGGTGATGTACTTAGAGGTAGGACTTCTGGTGCTCGTGGTTTCGTTGCAGATGCTGGCACTGGCACATACTGTTTGATTGAGCAGGTATCTGGTGTCTTTATTAACGGTGAAGTTGTTGAGAGAGATGGTCGTGTTATCGGCACACTGGAAGCAGCACACTCTTATAACCTGTCCGATGTCCGCCGTTGCCTGGGTAGAAATAGCAGTAGTCAGGTAACATTTGCAGCAAACTGGTTGCTCAATGACTTGTTTGCTATTGAGTCTTCTACTGTTACTGTTGATTCTGCAACCAACCAAAGACTCGAAGGTTTCCGCACCAAGTTTGCACAAGACCTTCGTCCTGGTGATGTGGTCACTACTACTAACAGTGATCTTCAAGGTAATAATACTCTCAGAATTAAGAGAGTCCAGCAAAGTGCAATTGCCACTCAACCTGGTAATGCAGCAACAGGCACCTCAAGTACTATCTTCGATTATCTTACTCAACATGCTGAGATTGATACTACTCTGACTAAGGGCACAGTATCAGACGGTGAGTATGCTGAGATGGTAAGGATGCGTCCTTTCATCTTCCAGAAAGACTATCAGAATGGTGAGTTGTCTATTGACGCACCTCGCACATCGATGAAGTCGATCTCTGATGAATCCTTCTTCGTCTATAGGACATTCGCCAATAAGACCGTTGTGTCTGGTGGTGTTACTGTGTCTCTGCCTGAGTCGGAGCAGTTTGCAACTCTGGACAACGAAAACTATGTCTTGACGATTGTTGCTGAGTCTGGATCTGCATATAGCGTTGGTGATAACCTCGATATTGATGCCTTGAATGAAGCAGGCACACTGACAGTTACTTTCGGTGCTGATGCACAGTCGATTACTATTTCTAACCTGACTGGTGTTACTACTGTCAAACTGACTGCTCTGGTTTCTAAGAATGTGGTTACCAGAAAGATTAAGACTGCCGCTAAGATGCGTGCATTGAAAGTCGTAAGGACTCGTAATAACAATGACCAGCAAAAGTATGGTTTGGCATATGGTAACCTGTATGGCACCCGTATTGAAGACGAAGAGATTTCATTCGCACTGAATGATGTCTATAAGATTCATGCTGTGTATGAGTCTGAAGATGATCTAGATGCTGAGTCTCCATACTTGGTACTTTCAGAATCTACATTCTTTGATAATGGATCAGTTGTTGTAGGTAGGACTTCTGGTGCTCGTGGACGAGTTATCCAGTTTATTAACAGCACACTGAGACTGTACTTTGTTGCACTCAACGAAACACCATTCCTCCCTGGTGAGATTATTGATGGTGTTGATGATGACAACATTCCCCTTACAGCAATTATTGATGACTCAGACGGATCTGTTTCTCAGGGATCTAAAGTCATCACAACTCAGTTTGAGTTGGAGTCTGGTCAGAAGTCGCACTTCTATGATGTGTGTAAGATGTCTCGTCTTCCTGGGTTTACACCTCCTATTCGTAAACTCCTGGTCGTTTTTGATTACTTCCTACACGAGTCTTCAGGTGACTACTTCTCCTCACAATCCTACACTGGTATCCTTTATAAGGAGATTCCTAAGTACAAACTGGATGGATCTATTAACTATCTGAGAGATCAGGTTGACTTCCGTCCTGCTATCGGAGAATTGGCATCTGGTAATGGCACCGTCACTGCACCTTTCTTTGTGAATTGTGCTTCTCTTGATTTTGGTGCTAGACAGTTTGACACCTCTGGTGGTCAAGGTGGATCTACCATCTTCGATGTGCCTAAAGTCAACACGGAATTTAGAGCAGACTATTGCTTCTATCTGCCTAGAGCAGACAAGTTGTATCTAACACACGACAACAAACTTAAGGTTGTCCAAGGTGTTTCCTCCGAGGATCTACCATATCCCGATAAGGTTGAGAATGCAATGCTTCTCGCTAGTATCGAGATGCGTCCTTATGTCTATGACGTTGAGCGTGATATCTTGGTTTATCCTGAGATTATCCGTCGCTATACCATGAAGGATATTGGCGATCTGGAGTCCAGACTCGCTCACGTTGAATACTATACTTCTCTGTCTCTGCTGGAAGTACAAGCAGACAACACTAAGACATACGATGACAACGGTTTCGACCGTCTGAAGAATGGTTATGTTGTGGATGACTTCACCGACCACACTGTTGGTGACGTGCTCAACATTGACTATAAGTGCTCCATGGACTTCAAAGAGGGTCACCTCCGTCCTTCGCACTTCACTACTAATGTGCCTTTGGAATTCAACCTGTCAGGTTCTAACAATGTTGTAAGGACTTCTGGCAATATGGTGATGCTGCCTTATGAAGATCTGGCAATTATCACACAACCCTATGCATCTAGGACTGAGAATGTTAACCCATTCAACGTGTTTACATTCATTGGTCGTATTGACCTGACACCTGCATCTGACGACTGGATTGATATCGAGCGTCTTCCTGCTCGTGTTGAAAACGTTGAAGGTGACTTCTCTGCTGTTGCTAGAGACCTTCAGATTGACCAGAATGGTTTTGCTCCTCTCCAATGGGGTGGTTGGCAGACTAACTGGACTGGCGAATCGTTGCAGTCTACTTCTAGATTCTCTAACAGATCTGGTAGTTTCGCTTCTGGTGGTCGTAGACTTGGTAGATTGGGTCACGGGCAAGGTCGTCAACCTCTGTTTATCCACGAGAGACGCACCTACCGTGTTGTTAATAACCAGGCACGTCAAGGTGTGAGAACTCGCGTTACTCCCAAGATTGATAGAAAGTCTTTGGGTGATACGATTCTGTCACAAACAGCAATCCCCTGGATTAGATCTAGAAACATCAGTTTCAACATCGACCGTCTCAAGCCTCGCACAAGAATGTATTTATTCTTCGATGGCGTTAATGTTACTAACTACATCACACCTAAGGTTATTGAGCTTACTAAGTCCTCAACCCAAGATCCAAACACTAATGAAACTCCATTCGTTGTTGGTGAAACTGTAATTGGTGAAACTTCTGGTTGTCAACTGAAAGTTGCAGCACCTGATGATGGATATAAGACTGACCCCTACGGTCAGGGTGAAGCACAACTTGCTGCTTCTTATGCATCACAAACCTCTTATCTGAATATTGATATTCAATCTCTTGCTGAGACTGTAAGTCCTGATTTCTTCGGTAACGTTAACGTTGGTGAAGTACTAATTGGTCAGACCTCTGGTGCTCGTGCTGTTGTTAGAGATCGTCGTCTGCTTTCCGATAACATCGGTAACCTGCAAGGCACTCTATTCATTCCTTCTCCTAAGAATGATTCCAACCCACGTTGGGCAACTGGCACACGGACAGTTAGAGTTACAACATCTCCAACTAATGATAAGACTCCTGGTAATGTCGATTCTTCGGCAGATACCAGTTACTCTGCAAGTGGCACACTTCGCACTGTTAGAGAGAATATCCTGGCAGTCCGTAACGCAGAGATCGTCCGTGACACAGTTAATGACGAAAGGACTGTTATTACAACCAGGACTGAGGAGCGTCAAATTGGTTGGTATGACCCTCTTGCACAATCCTTCATTGTTGATGAGGAAGGTGGTGTATATCTGACTGGTGTTGATGTCTTCTTCAGGACTAAGGACGCTAACATTCCTATCTCTATTCAGATCAGGACCATGGAGAATGGTTATCCCACTAAGGATATTCTTCCCTTCTCTGATACCACTATCGATCCTGACATTGTTGAGTTGTCTGAAAACGCAAGTATTCCTACTCGTTTCACCTTCAGATCTCCTGTTTATATCAAGTCTTCGATTGAATATTGCTTCGTGCTTCTGTCCGACTCTAACGAGTACAATGTCTGGATCTCCAGAATGGGTGACATCGATGTCTCTGGCACAAGGACGATCTCTGAGCAACCATATGCTGGTGTGCTCTTCAAGTCACAAAACGCTTCTACCTGGACTGCTGACCAGTATGAAGACTTGAAGTTTACCATGTATCGTGCTCAGTTTACTCAATCCCTTGGCACTGCGCTGTTTAACAATGGCACCCTTGGGAGAGGTAATGGTGGTATTCACACATTGATTGAGAATCCAATTCAAACCATCAAACCCAAGCAAACTCTGCAGCTGCCTGTTGGCACAAACAATGAGTTTACTGTTGGTGCGAGAATTATTCAGAATCCTTCTGGTGCAAGTGGCACCGTCCAAGCATTTGATGCTACTAAGGATCCTGAGGAGATTACAATTACAGATATCGAAGGTAACTGGTCCGCTGGTTTCCTCGATGCTAACGGTAATGCATTCCAAGGAATCGCATCATCTCAGTCAGTTGCTACTATTGTCCTTTCTGCAATCTTCAACGGCACATTTGAAGTTGGTGATGAAGTTAGTGGATCTGGATCTGCAGCAACTGGTATTGTTACCGAATACAACACAGGCACTCAGACACTGACACTTAACTATATCAGTAAAGCATACGATGCTGCTGATACTCTGTCAGAGCCTGGTGGCACATCTGCAACTATCACTTCGATCACATATTCAGGTGATACTTACAACATCTATCCTACACAGGCACCTAGTTTCCCAAGTGATGATAAGGAGATCCTTATTTACCACAGAAATCATGGTATGCACCAACGTAGTAATAATGTTGAAATCACCAATGTGAAGTCCGAAGTACCTTCTACAACGTTGACCACTTCGCTCTCTGCAGGTGCAACTTCAATTCAGGTCCAGGATGCATCTTCCTTCCACCAGATTATTGGCGGATCGCAAATTGGTAACCTCAATCCTGGTTATCTGTTGATCAGATCTTTGAGACCACTTACTGGACTACCAAGTCAGTCTAATAGTGTTGAGATTATCAAGTACTCTGGTATTTCTACTAACGGTCAAGTCTTGACTGTTGCAGCTAGCGGTCGTGGTGCTGACGGCACTGCAGATATTTCTCACCCTGCTGGCGCTATTGTTGAATGCTATAACCTTGATGGTATTCCTCTGACAGAGATCAACAAAGTGCATCAAAGCCTTGAGTGTCCTTGGATTGATACTTATATGCTTCAGGTTGAGCACGTTGCTACCAACGGTATTCGTGGTGGTGGCACAAAATGTCTTGCATCTCAGAATGTGCAGTTTGAAACTCTGACTCCTACCATTTCGACGATGGTGCTGCCAGATACTGACATTACTGCTCGTGTAAATACTACTACCTCTACTTCTGTTAGTGACGGTGGTGGTGAAGGTGCATCATCTCCTAGAGACCAAAACTCCTTCATTAACAACGGCACTTTTGTGGATGTTGTGTTGAATGAGGTGAATCAGTTTACCTCTCCTCAAATGGTCTGCTCTAAGATCAATGAAGAGAATAAACTGGATGGTAACAAGTCACTGACTATGGCAATCCAGTTAGCATCTGATAAACCCACCCTCTCACCCTGTATTGACCTTGACCGTACATCACTGATTACGACTACAAACCGTATCAATGATTGGCCAGGTGGTGCTTCAGTCTATGGACAACAGTCTCAGATTGACCGCACTCAGGACGTGTCTCTGAATCCATACGGTGATCAAAACGATGCTGTGTATATCACACGTCTCGCTCGCCTGGGTAGAGAAGCACGCTCACTGAAGATTGACTTCCAAGTCACCCGTCACCCTGCTACCGAGCTTCGTATCTACTACAAGGCATTCAAGGTTGGTGATGCTACTGATCCTAATACTATTGGTTGGACACAAATGGGTCTTCCCACTTCCAATCAAAACTTGGGTGAAGCATATGATACAACCCCTACAGAAGAATACCTCTGGAAGGATTATACATATGAAGCAAGGGGACTTAACTTTAACGCCTTCCAAGTGAAGATTGTTATGAAGTCCAGAAACCAAGCAAGAGTACCACTCATTGCTGACCTTAGAGCAATAGCTCTAGCTACTTGATTTCAACCCCTACACGGTTATTATAATTATAATTAGTGAGTATGTCAAGCCCAGAATCAGACGGTAAATTCCATAAAGATCTCATCCCCGTTAAGGGGAGAGATGGATGGTATCGTGATCCTTATTCAAATGCTATAGTGAATTGCAACGTGGATGAATATGACGAGTACATGGCGGCATACCAACGCCGTCAAAAGAAAGCTGAGAAATTCGATACTTTACAAGATGAGGTATCTGAGTTAAAATCGGACATCGGTGAAATCAAAGACCTACTTAAATCATTATTAAAAGGAGACAACAATGCCAGCTGAAGTGACTGAAACCGCAACTCAAGAAGAACTGCTTGAGCAATTCCGCACCCGTTACCAATCTCTGCTCAAAGAGAATAATGAGCTTGGTAAGAAAATTAAAGATAATGAAGCAACAGCACTTAAACTTCTTGGTGCTATTGAAACTCTGGAGTATCTTGCACCAGAAGAAGAGACTTCTGAAGAAGCAGAAGCAGAATGACCCCTACCCCCGCAAGGGGGTTTTTTATTACGCATAAATAAGTCAGAAAGACTGTATTTCGTCCGTACTGCTAGGATCGTTTTTAAGCAATGGCAAATAGAATTCAACTTAGACGTGACGGTGCTCAGCAGTGGGCAAACGTCAACCCGATCCTCGCTCAGGGCGAATTGGGTATCGAAATTGATACTTCGCGTATCAAGATCGGTGATGGTGTTACTGCATGGAACTCTCTTCGATATGAGAGACCCATTGAGACCGAATCAAATACTGCTAACACTCTTGTTAAAAGAGATGCTGACGGTAACTTTGAAGCAGGTGCCATTACTGGATCACTTGTAGGTAACTCTGCTACGGCAACTAGACTTGCCAACGCACGACAGATCGCCCTTGGTGGTGACATGTCTGGTGCAGGTACTTTTGATGGATCCTCAAACCTCACCATTACTGCTGAATTGAATTATGTGGTGGCACTTCCCCACTACGATGAGAATGATCTAGCAGCAACTGGCACCTATACTCGTATTACGGTTGACTCCCGTGGTCGTATTATTGATGCAGACAACCCAACAACACTGACCGACTTCGGTATTGCTGACGCACAACCATTGGACAGTGACCTGTCATCACTGGCAAACATGACCACCTTCGGTATGCTTTCTCGTCAAGCAGAAGGCACGATTGTTTCTAGGACCATCACTGGTGGTAGTGGTCGTATTATTGTCCAGAATGGTAATGCACAGACATCTAATCCATTCCTTGATCTAGCAGATACCACAGTTGTGGTTGGTAAGTACAACCCAATCTCCGCGATGGATCCTCTGGTCAATCCTTTGATCAGTGCTACAACTGGCGCAGAGACAGTTAATACCGTCAACCTTCAAGTTGACAGATATGGTCGTCTCATCTATGCTAATACCTCACCAATCGCAACAGCGACTCAGGGGGCAAAGGATGGCACATCTTTCACCGTTTACGATAACTCTACTGCGTATCCTAGATTCAGCAAGATTATTGCATCTAATGGCAGAACATATCAGGCTGCTATTCGGGATATCCCCGCAGGACTCGGCGAACCTTCACACAACACCCAACAGGGCGATTCAGACGATCAGGGTGGATGGAGAGACCTGGGTACTGATGGAGTCGAGCAAAAGGGTATTGCGAGTTTCGACCAGGAAGACTTTGACGTAGACGCAAATGGTCACGTCACAATCGCTGAAAATGCGATTGAGAATTCCCAACTGCAATCGTTGGGTCGTCTCATGTTTACCGATCAAAACGCAACGGAGACTTTTGAGCTTGACCCCGAAAGGACGACTGATAATGCTTATCATGGCATTACCGCCATTAACCACGTTAATATTAATAACAGGACAGGAGGTAGCGTATTCCGTGTCACTGGTTACGATACTGCTGAGTATCCTTTTCAGCCTGGGATTCTGGATCAGGGTAATTCCTATCCTTCTGTTGCTGCTGACGACCCTAACGGTAACGGTAGTGCAGACTGGGGATCGAGCTTCACTGGTCTTATTGACATTAACCTCGATACTACCATCTCTGGTAATATTACTCTTGACGTTACAAAAACCAACCAGTTCATTAAACGGACCTCTGGGAATGTAGACTTCCACCTCGAAGTAAATGAGGCAGAAGACCGTAATATGAATGTCACTGCCAACAACACTAATGCTGGTGGCACTGCAAATATCAATATCACTGCTGACAATGAGATCACAATCTCCAGTACTGACGCTGCATACTTTGTTAACGTAGAGGACTACAGATTCCAATACAATGTTTTGAGCACTCGTGATGCTACGATGGTGCTTGATCCAGGTGATGATGATGCAGCGACGGGTCTTGTGCAGATCCGTGGTGACCTGCAGGTTGATGGTGTGACGACTACTGTCAACTCAGTTGTCATGACTGTACAAGATCCAATCATCACTCTGGGTGGTGAGGATACACTTGTTGCAGATGATAACAAAGATCGTGGTATCGAGTTTAGGTATTATGATAGTCAAGAGCGATTCGGATTCTATGGTTGGGACGAAGATTATGCGGACTCTAACATTTGGTCTGACACTGGCGGCTATCGCTTCCTCTACAACGCGACTAACTCTAATGAAGTTTTCTCTGGCACTGACGCTCCTATCATTGCTGGTAACCTCAGACTAACCACAAACACTTCTTCTACTTGGAAGACACCTACAACTGGCACCTTGGTGGTGACTGGTGGCACAGGTATTTCTGAGAATCTTAACGTCGGTGGCACGACTCACCTGAATGGTAACGTTGAGATTGACGGCACTGTTGACATTGATGCCAACTTCGCTGTTAGAAACAATACCACTGACAAGTTTACTATCGAGAGTGCAACTGGTAACACAGTTATTGAAGGTACAGTAGACATCCAACTTGAAACTGAGATTACAGATAATCTCATCGTCACTGCTGACAATAAAGAATTTATTATCCGCACTGCTGGATCGGTTAATAAGTTTACTGTTGATACTGACAATGGTAATACTGATGTCCAAGGGACACTGCATGTAGTCCAAGGTGTTGACTTCGATTCAACTCTTAACGTTGATAGTGATGTCACATTCAATGCAACCCTGGATGTGGATGACGATGTGGTCTTCCACAATGACTTCTTGATGGATGTAACTGGGAAGTACCTTACTATTACTAATGGTATTGACCAGAAATTCCGTATAGAATCTACAAATGGCAACACTGATATTGAGGGTAGTCTCAACATTGGTGGTTTCAATACGTTTGAGCGCACTAACAATATCGTTATTGCTACGACTGACTCAGACATCACTTTGAGCTCAAATGGCAATGCCACCTTCGCTGGCGGCGTCAACATGGATAAGGATCTCCGTGTTGGTGGTGACATCTATCTGGCAGACCGTCTGGTCGTCAAAGATGCTGGTGTTGCTCGCACACGTCCTTCTCTGCTCAATAACGTTGATGTCCTGTATCGCACCTATATGGGTGGTGGCACAGCACACAACGCATCCTTCGCAGACGATGCTGATGCTCAACTGAGAGTTGCTGGTGGTGTTGGTATTGTCCAAGACCTGCATGTTGGCGATGACTTCTACGTTGGTAAGGTCAACACTAACGATACGGTTGAATTCAGTATTCTTGGTGAGTCTGGTTTCACAACCATTGGTCGTGTTGGACAGGGTAACGCTACTGATGGTGCTATCCTGGTCCATGGTTACGCTACATTTAACGAGCAGTTTACGATCAATGGTCCTCTGACCACAATCGGTGATGCAAATACTGATGTCTTTACAGTCAACGCTGTCACTACATTCACTGATGATGTAACTGTTGATGGTAGTCTGCTTGTTAATACAAATGCAACTATCGAAGGTAACTTGACTGTTAATGGTGTTACTACCACAGTCAACTCCACCGTTGTCACATTAGACGATCCTATCATCACCTTGGGTGGTGACACTGCTCCTACTAGCAATGATGCTAAGGACCGTGGTGTTGAGTTTAGATATTATGATTCCACTGCCAGAGTTGGTTTCTTTGGTTGGGACAATTCCGCTTCGCGTTATGCTCTCTATCATAATGCAACCAATAGCAGTGAAGCATTCAACGGATCAAGATCAGGTCTTGACGCTGGATCTATTAAACTATTTGATACTACTAATGCAACCAACTCTGCTTCTGGTACTTTTATCGTTGGTGGTGGCGCTGGTATCGGTCTCGATCTTTATGTGGGAGATGATCTATTTGTTACCGACAATGGTAGTTTCGGTGGTAATGTTGACATCACAGGCACTCTGGATGTCACAGATGACTTCGCAGTTGCCTCTACATTTACTGTAGACGCACAGACTGGCAATACATTTGCTAATGGTACATTTACTGTCAATGGCAATGCTGCCATTGGTAACCAGTCCTCTGACTCTCATACAGTCAACGGCACAGTCCAGTTTAACCAGGCACTGACTGGTGCAGCACGAGCAAACATTCGTGACCTGAAAATTGGCACTGATGCTGCTAACGAGATCGGCACTCTGTCTGGTAACCTCATCCTTGACTCCGCTGGCGGCACTGTCAATATCACAGATAATGCTGATGTAGACGGTAACCTCAATGTTGATGGCAATACACAGATTGATGGCACGCTCACAGTCGATGGCAACACGACTATTGGCGATGATGCAGCGGACACGCATGTTATTACGGGTACTGTACAAGCCAACCAACTTGTTACCGCCGTATCGGGACTCTACGCCAACGACATCCGCCTTGGTAGTGGTGCAACGGGAGGAAGCAGAGGAATCTACGCCAACGGCGGATCGCTAGTCCTTGACTCATCTACTAACAACGTCCAAGTTTCTTCTGACTTTGTTGTCACTGGTGCAGCACAACTGAGAGGAAACAATACAATCGGTGATGGTTCTACCGATACTCACACCGTTAACGGTCCTATTACCTTTAACCAGGCAATCACCTCTACTGACATTACAGCAGACAACGTTAAGATTGGTGTTGATGGTGCTTCTGAAATTAGTACAGTAGCAGGTAACCTGACTCTGGATTCTAATGGCGGCACAGTTATCATTGATGACAATGCTACAGTCAGTGGCACTTTGGTTGTATCTGACCAAACAACTATCAATGACACTCTACTCATTGATGCTACTAACGAAAACTTTGTAATCAGATCTTCTCTGGTTGACAGATTCACCGTTGACACTGACAACGGTAACACCTTCATTGCTGGCACAACTCAGATCGAAGGTCTGACAACCATCAATGATAACGTTGATATCAACGGTAACGCTGATGTCTCTGGCACATCCACACTGGGTGATATTGTTAGTATCACTGATACTACTAACGCATCCACTGGATCTAGCTTCTCTGCCTCTGGTGCTCTGAGAGTTGCTGGTGGTGCGACGATTGCTAAAGATTTTGTAGTCGGAGAAGACTTCAAGGTCTATGGTAACTTTGAGGTAGATGGTAACGTTGTCCAGAAAGGTAACCAGGAATTCCGTGGTCGCGTTGAATTCACTAAGAATGAGACCGCAACTCGTCTTACTGGCAACTGTGCAATCATGGTGCCTAATGGTGGCGCGGCAGTCTACGAAGATTCCTTCTTCGGTGCGAATGTATTCATCGGACCTGACCAGAATGAAACCATCACCTTCTTCGGTGCTACAGGTAACATCACTGCAGACGGTACAATCACCTCTGCCACAGTTGCTGCTACCACTGCCAACATTGTTACCATCAACACGACTTCTAACGTCAACGTTGGTGGATCGATTATCGTCAACACTAACAAGTTTATTGTTTCTGGTGCAACTGGTAACACTGACATTGCTGGCACGCTAGACGTTGCAGGCAGGACAATCATTGATGATACTCTGCAAGTTACACAGAATGTTGACTTTGATTCTGATCTGAATGTTGATGGTAATCAGCAGCTGGATGGCACTCTGACGGTTGATAGCACCTCACTGTTTAAGGACAGCATGGTCCTCCGTGGTGCTTCTAAGACCCTCAAGTTGCAGAATGGTGGTGGCACTGACAAGATCACCCTGCACTCCACTTCTGGTAATGCAGAGATCACAGGCACCTCTACTCTGGGCACTCTGGCAGTCACCAACAACACCACCATGGGTGGCACGTTGGGTGTTACTGGACAGATCACTGGTGATGTAACTGGTGACCTGACAGGTACTGCAGATAAGTCAAATCTGGTTGATGTTACTGAGACAGCAACTTCTAACCTGACTTACTTCCCTGCATTCGTTTCCTCCAACAACGGATTCACTGAGATCCGCACTGACTCTGCAAACCTTACATACAATCCTTCTGACAACAGACTGACGGTTGCTAACTTCCGATCAACCACCAACTTTGAAGTCCAAGGTAACTTGAATGTTACTGGTACCTTGTCATTCTTCCAGTCAGAGGTTAGTAGTATCGCTAACCATGATACCGATGCTCTGACAGAAGGCACCAGCAACCTCTATTTCACTGATGAGAGAGTTGATGATCGTGTTGCTGCACTGGTTGATGGCGGCACAGGTATTTCGGCAACGTATAATGATGCAGGTAACCTGCTGTCTCTTGCTGTTGACTTCAGTGAGATCAACACTGACAATCTGACTGAGGGATCCACCAATATATTCTTTACTCAGGCGAGGACTAGAAATGCTTTCACTTATGGTACTGGCATTCAGCATGACGGTAGCGGGACTATTTCTGTTACTCAGTCGGATATCAACACTGATAACCTCACAGAGGGATCAACCAACATCTTCTTTACTAATGCCCGCGCTCGTGGTGCATTCAGTGCTAGTGGTGATCTCGGTTACAACGCTTCTACTGGCGTCTTCTCCTTCACTCAACGCACTGACGCTCAAGTAAATGGACTTGCTGATACTCGTATCGCACTCCAAGTTGGTGCAAACCTTGACCTGAGCAATCAGGACACTGGTGATCTGGCAGAGGGCA